AGCGCTTATGGGTGGTCAAATAGTTGTCGCTGGCTTGGTTAATTTCGAGACGATACAAAAAGCTATTAAGGATTTAAAAGACACCCGCCCATCCAGTACATCTAAAGGGGGTGATTTGTGAGTGAATTTGTAAGATGTGATTTTGAACAAAAAGGCATTCAGTGTGTTGGTGAAAAAGGCCATGACGGCAAACATAAACGACCTCATTCACATAAATGCCATTTTCCTACATGCAATAAAGAAGTGCCACCGAAACTATGGGGCTGTAAGGAGCACTGGTTTAAATTACCAAAAAGACTTAGAAACAGAATATGGGCAACGTATAAAGCAGGACAAGAAATAACAAAGACACCAAGTAAAGAATATTTGAAAGTTGCTCTTGAAGTTCAGGACTGGTGTTTAAATAATCCAGATGTTTAACCAACACTAACTAAGGTGTTTATTATGAGTGATGAATACAAACTTAGAAAATTACTAGCGATACAATGTGCAGGAGAGTTTCTTTATCATGATGACGGTGAATTACAAGACAATAGGTATTATCCGTTTATAGATTTTCTTAGAGATAGCCCTGACGCAATAGAATTAAAAATGCGGTTACGTGTAATTCCCTCCACCCAAGGCGAAGGAGTAGAGAATGGATGATGACATCGCATATATGTCTACAAAAGAAATAAAAGAATTGGACAGGCTTTTAACTTACAAAGACTGCCTGAAAGACACGATAAGTTGCTGGGAGGCAACGAGAATTAATGGTGCTAGTGCAAGTTTGGCTTGTGATGGGAATATATCAATTTCTCTATTAAAGGCATTCGATAGAATATCTGAATTAGAAAGAAAAAATAATGTTTAACTTCTACCTATAAACGAGGATGATATGAACGAATTAACGATTTTAATACTTTTAACAGCAGGATTTCTACTAGGTCTTTTCTGTTTCCCGCTCTTAATTTTCATAAGGGCCAGAAGAGACGCGGCGTGGGATGACTCAAATCTCCTAAACATTTACCGAGTGATATCACACATTGGAGCGCATCCCTCTGATTTTTCCAAGATGAGGTATATTGGAAGTGGTAAGAACCCATTCAAATACATTAGTGGCGATGAGTTCAGTGATGTTGTGAAAACTAGGCCTGATAGTCATGAGCGATGATTTAGATTGGGATAAATTTGACGAGCTATATAATAAGTCTGAACAATTCATTAAAGACTTTAAGTCATTAGTACGTAAATATGTACCTAAGTACCCTACTAAACAATACGATCCTGGATTTGAGCTATTAAGTATGATGCAAGATAGAGTATCAGTATATAACCCATACGTGTGGTCTAATGATAATGAAGGCTCAGACAATGAAGAACATTATTAATACTCTAAAAATCTATATACTTGGTACCAAAGATGTTTATTATGCCGACGCAATGAGTATAACAATTCGTCAATATAAAGATTTAAGGAAGGTGATGTATGATTAAATGTATAATTTGTGCTGGAACAGGAAAAGTAGAAAATATAAATGGAGATAGTACTTGCCATAAATGCCAAGGTACTGGTTATCAAGATAATAGTGCCGTCGTGCCGAACTTAATCAGTGATTGTTGCAGTATGTTACATCGTGATGATGACGAAGTAATATGTCCAAAATGTCTTAAACCTTGTAACTGGGTACCTGAACCTAAGTGTAAAGTAATCAATCTAAGTAAGAATATGGAATCATCTGCGTGTCCTAATAAATTCTCATATAGTATGTCCAACCCTAATATTAAAACTACTGAACAAATAGTACATAAAGCTGTAAATGACGAGTACCAACTAATTTTAGAATACGTGTTTAAGCATGGGTTATTGGACAGTGATGATTCAGGTATAAGCCACTCACAAGCGTTAATTGATACATTAAATACATTAGTTGAGCGTACTAATACATTCTTGAACGATATATGGCCTCAAGTAGATAAATTATGTATCCAAGACTATAATAATCTTAATGAATTAGCCATGTTACTTACCAAATTGAGTAAAGCCAATAAGTAGTATCTCTATGTAAATTAACTAGTATGTTTACTTTAATTAATTTATATGGAGAATACTGGAGAGCATAAATAACGGGGAAAATGAATGGATGATATAAAAGCTATAAATACTCTTAAAAATAGACACCACTTTGGTACTTATATACCAAGAAGTATTGTGGAAGCCTTGAATTATAGAAATGGGCATGACATACGAATAATTACTGAGTTTCGTAAAGTATTGAATTACTTAAGATACATACTGAACTCTAAAGGCGAAGGAAAACTTACAAGTAGTGAGTTACGATTTGTTGAAGATTTTAAGGAATACGAACTATGACTACGTACTATTTAATCTTGACAGCTATTGTAGGATCATCAGCTAATGTAAGCACGTCTATGGGTGAATTAAACCTTTTAGAAGACTGTAAATCAGCAGGTGAGTTATGGGTAAAAACCATAAAAGAACAAAGACCTGAATTTAATGATTCGTATTTCTTATGCGTACCATCCAGATATAGACTATAGGTGAAATATGGCTAAGTTAAAAATATTTAGAGATAAAATAAATGAAGTACTAGATAGATATCCTGACGCAGATTTCATGGTAGGTGTACCTGGTATTGATGATGTCGCATTTTCTATCAATGAACATATTAATTTGAGCAATACTGATAACAGAATATTGCATTTGGTGGCACACCCTTCGCCTGAACAATTAATTGGTCATATGCAAAGCTTAAAAGACAATGGTAGAGATAGGACCAAAGATAATTAAAGTCATGGTCATATGATATATATGTGTACAAGATGCTAATATTATAGTATTATTATCCTGTAAATAAATATTAATTGCTGTGAGGGCAAAATCATGAAAGCACTAGCTAAGTTTGCGTTATGTTCAAAGACTGTAACTATTCCTTATTCTGCCGTAGTAGAAATAACGTCTGATCAGTTTGATGACCCTGAATCTATTAGAGAAAAGCTACAAAGCGTAGTAGTAGAACATGTGACAACTGGACGAAGTATACCAGTAGACTGGTTATATGTAGATGACGTATCTATACATACTTTGTTTGACAATGCTCCTAAAGATATAGTTTTAGGCGCAACTCCTTTTCCATTCATAATAAACTGCATAAATACTATAGACGTAGATTATGTAGTAGTCACATCAGTACGTAAATTAGTAGGTACAATTGAAGTACCTAATGGATGTAAAGGTGGAGCTTTACGATCAGCTATATTAAATCAAGTTGAATCAGTGCTTCCTAAACGTGAATATAGAAACATTAAGCATGTATATTTCGGTGCTCAATTAAACGACATGATAGATACAGTAAATATGGTTACTAACAAACTGTCTATTCACAGATAACCTATTGGCGATTGTATATACGCCAAGGATGGCTTAACTAAGGAAATAAAATGAGTATTGAAGTTACAAATGACCATTTAGAGTTTTTAGACAAATTACAGCAAAGTGGAACAACAAACATGTTTGCTGCATCAGGTCGTATAGTAGAAAACTTTAATGTAGATAATTATCAAGCCGAACTTATTCTTAAATCGTGGATGAGAACATATGCTGAAAGAAACAGAAATGGTGAAGTTAAAGACTACACTTAAATACGTGTTTATTGTAATTGTAATTCTATTGAGTTGGACCGATATATGGGCGACGTAGTTAAATAAATTGTACTAGGGCTCTTAACTGTAGTATAATAAAGTTTGATCTAGTCGAGGCGCGTCAACCGCCAATTGACGTTCCCTTCCTGAGCCCTCACGCTAAGTCTCGGCTAGATCATTTTAATCGCTATATAAATCTATTAGCAGTTGTGTTATATAATAAGAGATAATATCATGATAGAACAGTATATACCGATAATTATTATAGTATTAAGCGCTTTAACAATTATTTTAGTGACTTACTTATTATATAACAGATACAAAACCTCTAATAAATATTCTCTATGGTATAACGCATTACCTAACATACAGAGTGAATTGGAAATATTCAATAATAGAAATAATAACATTGTCGTAAAGGTAGTTCAGTGTTCCAGTGAATTATGCGGATATTTACAATTTACTGTAGAAGATGAGATAGTATATAAAGCTCATTTTGTAGGTTCAGTGGAATTATCTATAACGTTAGATTTACTTAATAATCATAAGAGATATGATAATTTAAAAAGGACATAATATGACTGACGAAGCTAACTACATTAAATACTCAATAGATGATATTAATTTGATTCTAAATAATCAAAAACATTTGTCAATTCCTGAAATAGGTCAACTAAATAAACTACAAAATAGGTATAGCGAAGACCCAGAAAATTCAGTGTTAGCTGATCATGAAGAATTAATGATAACATTGCTACTAAGAAAAATCAAGTAGCAATCATAATATTCTGAAATTTACCGTTAGATGTCCATTTTGATACGTAGTTTTGCTGAGATATTTGTACATCAAATATCATTATTTCATTATCAGATAAATAAAATGAGTTTGGTATGTTTAAGTTTTTTATGACTTGTAGTTCATCAATGACCGCTTCTGAATCTAGCATGTGCGGCCATTCTGATAAATCATATACCCAAGAAAAGTACACTTTACCATTCTTTATGGTAGGTACTATATCTAAAGAATCTAATAAAGATATTACTCTTGAATGCAATCTACATGAATGCCAATTACCTTCAGAATGTTTACCAGTATATCGTATCCAAACCAGAATTCTTGAATCTAAACTAGAAAATTTCATACGATTATATTACTATAATATATTAATCGTGTACATGCAGGAGATACTTATGTATGAATATAAATCAATGGACCAACTGAGAGTTAGGTTATCGTCCATATATGATAGATTAGACGAATTATCATATCAAATGAGTAGAATATCGACTGAGCTTAATAATAGTGACCTAAATAAATATGACTCAGTAAAGAAGGCCAGTATAGTGGCAGAATATAATGATATTAGTTCAGAAATAGAAAACTTAATAACAGAAGAATCTATATTAAGAGACCACTTAATGAATGCGATAAAAACTAATAGTTCAAGGGTTCATTAATATCGTTGTATACCAATGTAAAATTAGGTGATATAATATATTAATAATTTAAAACGGAGAATACTATGAGCTGCAATTTTTGTAAAATTCAACATTGTATGACTAAAGGATCAGTCACTACAGTACCTGGACGATGGGACATTAAAAAGGAAGCTCCTGGCTTTTATAACGTATATGTACACGATAAAGATACCATTATCGATACATGCTATAATGAAGCTTTAAATAAAGAGTTTTTAAAGCTTACTATTCCAAAAATCCCGACTAAATGTACGTGTCCTAAAGAGACTGAAACGAATAAAGTCTCTAATACAAGTAAAAAAGAAACTAAAAATGCCAAAAAATAAACCTGTAGAAATCGTTGTAGCTAAAAAGGTAACAGGTTTACAATTTGGCACTTTAACAGTACCTAAAACTGATATAGGTTTATATGCATTACCTGGCGGCATACTAAAATCATATTCAGCATTGGTAAATGATCCATTAGTAATTAGACATATCAACAAAGCGGCCTAAATAAGGCAAAATCTAGTATGCTTTTACATGGACTATTGATCTATGTAAAGGTAAGTATTTGGGAGATGGAATGTATTTAGCAAAAGATATTATAAGTGGGGCGCTAGATATGGCTCAATTGGGATACCATGTATTCCCTTTACTAGAGCGATGTAAAACTGATACTAATAAACGTGGCACACCTATTGGTTGGAATCATAATAACCCTGATCATAAACATTCATTGCCTTCTACTACTGACTTAGATGAAATTATAGGTTGGGCTCATGACTATAAAGATATTATAGGTTATGGAGTTAACCCACGTGGCCGACGTGCTATCGTATTAGATGTAGATGTAAAAGGTAATAAGGTAGGTGCTGCGTCATTAAAAGCATTAGTTAAAGATTTCAAATTAAGCCTAAATACATTTTGTGTAAAAACTAAATCAGGTGGATTACATTTATACTACTCGTATGATGGTGTACCTGAAGAATTCTATGTCAAAGGTACTGCTATAGACGGCTACAAAGATATAGATATACGTGCTGACAATAACTTTTTAAACGGACCATTCCCAAATGGTAATTATACGATTATTAAGAATGAGTCATTATCTAGTTTACCTTCCAAATTAATTGAAGAATTGCCTTTACAACCTATAGCTAAAGGTTTACAGGTAGTAGTCAATAATAAAGACGCTGAAGCATTAGAATATAAAGATCCTTTACTTAAAGGTTTGATACCTGATGTTATACCTTTAGGCGAACGAGACAACACAATTATAAGATTAATTGGTAGTTGGGCAAGAAAGCATCCAATAGAAACAACTCTTCAATTAACTAAAGCGGCTATTATAGCTTGTGAAAAAGATCCTAAAGACAAAATATCTATAAACGACTATATACCAAAGATTGAGTCGACTTATGAAAAATTAGCATTTAGGCCACTAACACCGGATATGTTGGCTTGGATGGAGGACCATTTAATTTTGATACCTGAGCGCCGAAGTGTTTATATGCGTAATCTCCCTGCACATAAGGCTCTTATAAGTAAAGACGCTGCTATTGACAGATATAAAAACTGGATATACTATTTAGAACCTCCTGAAGGTAGTAACTCTAAAAAGAAATCAAAGGTACAATGTTTTCCTGCTTGGATGGAGAGTCCTAGACGCCAAGATTGCAGATCATTTGGATATTATCCATCAGATGAACGAATAGTATATTGTGATGTACAAGATTGCGATGTAGTTAACACTTATTCTGCACCGTTTCAAGAATTTAAGTATAATGAAAAAACATATGATGACCATATATCTAAATTTCTTGAATTTTGTGATTACTTATTCGAAGATCACGCACAATTTATGTTAGATTGGGTAGCTCACCAGGTACAAAAACCTAATGAGAAACTATCTTTTGCTCCAGTAATGTACTCAGAGGCTAGAGGCGTAGGTAAAAACTTATTTTTCGATATAGTTAAAAATCTAGTAGGTAAATGGAATACTACAGAAGCTGAAGTTACTGAAGTGGTAGATAAGCATTGTGAGTTTGCATTACGCCATCATTTGGTACTTATAAATGAGGCATCTATTGACGCACGAGATAAGCGTGCACTAAATACAAGACGTAATATATTAGAGACACTAAAATCAAAAATTACGGAAAATATGCAAACAGTAGAACCTAAATACATAGGTAGGTTTAATGTTAGATCATATGTAAATTACATAGTGGCAACTAATAATTTAGACGCTATTCCTATGGAGCAACAAGATAGACGATTCTTTGTAATGGATTTACGCGCTAAAAAGATGGATAAAGAGTTTTATGAGCTACTATGGGAAATGGCTAGAAGTCCGCTAGATGAACCTGAAGTATTACATAGATCATACGCCTTAAGGCAGTATATGATGAAGCGTGACGTATCAAAAGTAAATAGAGGTGATGTAGCCGTATTTACTGAAGCTAAACAAGAAATGATAGACGCAAATAAATCGTCAGAGCAGATAGATCTTGACGAAGCTATAATGAATCATTACTCTATATTTAGATCAGATGTAATTACCAAAGAACTGTTTGATTGGTATGTAAGTAATAAGATGCCTCGTGGATCTAGATTGAGTTCTGGAGCAATACGAGATTTATTTAAGATATACTTCAAACCTATAAGAATAAACGAAACATCTGGTAGAGCTAAACAAGTTGCCGTACAATTGCCAGATAGAATGGTAGATGGCATGATAATGAATGCCGAAACAAAGAAATGTGGTATGTTTACTGTAAGACAACATTATGGGCTTGATAAGTCTGATGTAGCATTCGTACGTGGCGTGTATGGAAGAGCATTAGATGCAACTAAGCATGATTATAAAGAACCTGTCGAAGACATCGGTGATGTTAAAAATGAAAATAAATCCAAATGATATAAACACACTAGATTTAGAGACTGCACCTAATGAGGGAGCTCCTCTAAATAATACATACGCTCTAGAGCCGTGGCGCTATAGGACTAATCAAGCAAGGATTACGTCCTGTGCTGTTGCGTATCCAGATTGTATTAAACAGATTCATGAAAAGAATAACTCTATTCTCGAATTAAAAGTACTACTTAAGTCATTAAAAGGTAAGCAAGTATACGCTCACAATGCACTCTTTGATATAGGTTGGCTTATAGAGTACGTTGGGTTTGATCTTGTTAAAGACATAAAATGGCGTGATTCACAATTACTATTCAAATGGATTTTAAATAGTCAAGCTACTGATAAAGTATTTTCTATGGCTTTGGACAACTTAGTTAAGAAGTATGTGAAGGAGCACCCTGATCTTGAAGAGTTCTTGGACATAAAGAAGAAAGAAGTTACGGCAGGTGAAGACTACGAATACTGGCTAAAACGCGGTAAGATGGATGCTGATTTAACAAGAGTACTAGTGCTTATTGGGTTAGAGTTAATGCCTGAATCTATGCACACTCAATTTATTCTTGAGCAATCTAATTTAGTATTTGTATCTAGATCACAATTAAATGGTCTTGATATACATATGGGAAGCATGACAAAGCTTCAATCTAAAATACCAGAATTGACTGTTAAATTAGCTAAAGAAATAGGTATCACGGTTGCCACAGCTACATCGCCTAAACAATGTGTAAATTATGTTGAAAACGTATTAGGATTAAAACTTCCACTTAAAACACCTAAAGGCGCACCGTCTGCATCAAAAGATTCATTAATGCTTTTGCATTTTAGTCTATCTCAACTAAGAGACAAACGCCGACATAGTATAAAGCACTTATTAGATATTAAGAGCCTTAATACTACTAAGACAAAGTTTGTTGACGGTGCAATACGATGTAATGAGTATTTAGGTATGCCGAAAAGTATGTCATCACCTAGAATATTTGGTACATATACTGGTCGATTTACGTATAGTAATAAGATTATGAAAAAATTCCAAATAGGTTTGGCTACTCACCAATTACCAAGAAAGGGTCCTATACGTGGAGCTATACGTCCACCACCAGGTTATAAGGTTGGGGAATTGGATGCTGCAGCACAAGAAATGAGATTTATGGCTCATTTCTCACAAGATGAAACTATGGTCGATAATTTCAATAATGGAATAAACGCTCACTCGTCTATGGGATCTACAATAGGGCATATGGAATACGATGAGTTTCAGGCTAAATTTAAAGCTCAAGATAAGGAAGTTACTAATTTCAGATATGCAGGTAAACTCCTTAATTTAAGTTGTCAATACAGAATCTCAGGTAAAGCGTTGGCTAGTAAGTTCTTTTCTAATTACCAAATTGTTATATCAGAGCAACAAGGTAGAGTTTACGAATCATTATATAGACAACATTATCCTGGAGTACCTAAATATTGGGATAATATAATTCGTAAAGGCCGTGAAAATGAATATGCTGAAAGTATAGGCGGTAGACGATTTGGAATTGATCGTTGGAGAGGTAGAAAATGGCAGTCTGAATCATCTGCTATAAATCATCCTATTCAAGGTAGTGGTGCTGATCACAAGAATATAGTTATATCGTATGTAAGCATGAAGTACCCAGAAATGTTATTTGCTTTAGACTTACACGATGGTTTGTGGTTCTTCTACCCAGAAGAATGGACAGACGAAGATTTTATAGCAGTAAGAGACGATGTAAACACTATTAACTTCCATGATATTTGGAATTGTGAACATGTCGTTGACTTCCCATTCGACGCTCAAGTCGGCACATCATTTGGTAATGTAAAGGAAATAGGTTAATGATAAAACCTGAATTATCAAGTATACAGGAGTATAAATTAAGAACTAACCTTAAAGAAGGTAAAATTCTGTCATATGCTGTTGTAGTTGAGATGCCTGATAAAACATTACGTACTGTTGATGTATACGGTAGAATTAGAAAATATGATAAACCATCAAATAATTAAGGATTAACTAATATGTCAGATTTTATAGCTTTAAGCCACTCAAAAATTAATACGTTTAACGGTTGTCCTAGACAATTCTTTTTACAGTATATATCTAAAGTCTACCCTAAAGAAGGAGATAATCCTTACTTTATAAAAGGTAATCGTATACATAAAGAGTTAGAAAATTATGTAGTATGGTTACTTGGTGATAAACAAGGTGATCAGCCTAAGATGGGCGATGAAGCTAAAAATGGGTTACCAATAGTTAATCGACTTATGAGTAAGTTCGATGACTGCTACCCAGAGCAAAAGTTATCAATGGATGATAAATTTAAAAAGGTTGGATGGTTTGATAAAAAGACTAGATGGCGTGTAATTTACGATTTCTTAGCAATGAAAAACGATTTAGCTATGGTAGTAGATTATAAGACTGGTAAAGTTAGAGACTATGCTGGTTTTGGTGGTCAATTACATTTAGGTGCTTGGGTATTATTTAATATCAGACCAGAAATTCAGACTGTTAATAATGCTTACTTATATTTAGAACATAAACACACGGTATCTATTAAGTTAGAGCGTGATAAAGATATGAATAAATTAACTGATCACTTCTTAGAAGTATTTGATACTATAAATAGTGAAAAGAATTTTGATGAAAAGAAAAATAAGAATTGCTATTTCTGTCTTGCTACGCCTGAAATGTGTTCTCAAAAGAAAGCTAAACGAGAACTATAATGGCTAAGGGACCTGAAGCCAAAGTAAAAGATTGGCTACGAAAAGAACTTAATAAAGAGTTTCCAAATATATGGATATACATGGCGCCTGGAGGTAAGTTTGGACGTAAAGGTGTACCAGATTTGTTATGTTCGATTGACGGATTCTTTGTAGCTATTGAAGTCAAAGCTGAAGAAGGTATGGAAGGTACGCCGTCTCAGAAATACGAGATAGGTTTACTTAAACAGTCTAAAGCTATAGCTTTTGTCATGGACGGCAAGAATGTCTTAAAATTAAGGACACTAATTAAGTTAATATACTCTAAGATAAATTCATAGTATATTATATAAGTTAAATTTATTAAGAGAATAGCGGAGAATTAAAATGAATGTAAAGATGAATTGTATTACTCATCCATTAATACCTCGTGAAATAGCAGACAATGAGAGTAAGTTTGGACAAATAATGAATCCAGAAGAGTATATGATATACTGTGGACGTGTATCATCTCCAGATAATCGATTAAACCATGCTACTGCGCCTGGATTACTTAAATATTTAATCGATCATCAACACTGGTCACCTTTTGAAATGATTTCTATAGGTATTGAGATTGAAACATCTCGTGCTATAGCACAACAAATGTTACGTCATCGCTCATTTAGTTTTCAAGAGTTTAGCCAACGCTACGCTAAAGTCGATAGTATGGAGCCTATTGAATTACGTAATAAAGCTGAAAAGAATCGTCAATCATCATCTGAACCAGTTACTGACGATATGCTGAATGATAAAGCTAATGCAGCTGTAAAACTTTGTCAAGATGTATACGAAGACTTAGTAGATAATGGCGTATCAACTGAAACAGCACGATTTATTCTTCCATTAACAACTCAAACTACAGTTATTATGCACGGCACATTACGTTCCTGGATTCACTTCTTTGCTCAGCGTTGTGATGATCACGCTCAAAAAGAAATTCGTGAAATTGCATTTGCAGCTCGTGAATTAATATCTAAACAATGTCCTTGGACTGCATCAGCTTTAGGTTGGGTTTAATATGACTGACGCACAAGAACAATACGTTGAAGTAATAGATAAACAAATAGTCAAAGTAAGAGATAAAAGCTTTGGTATTATAGTTAGAAAACACTTATTATTTCACGAAGTTATTGTGCGTCAAGCTAAACCTAGACGTGAATTCGTTACAACTGGTACTGAATCTGAAGTATTAAACATGAAAAAGAAAGGCCTTAAAAGTTTACTTAGGGGAAGAGTATGAGCGAATTACTATTAGCAATATCATTGGTATCTATAGCGCTATCAGGTATAATGTCTGTAAAGGTAGTACTAGATACGTATACTTATTTATGGGATTATGAGTATAATAAATTAATGAAGTGGCCGTTTATTCAAAATGTAATACTTACTATGACATTATGGCTAACTACAATATCATTAATAATACCTTGTAGGTGTATTTAATGGGTTTATTAGTTCCATTTACTAAGTATTCTTGGCCTTCAAAATACGATAATCCTTTACAGAATCAAGTAAAGACAGTTAAGTTTATGCTCGCTAATAAGCGAGGATTTATACTTAGTACTATGGGTACTGGTAAAACACTTAGCTGCCTATGGTTTTGTGATCTATTATACGTAAATACCAAAATAACGAAGGTATTAATAGTAGCCCCATTATCTACGTTGCAAAGTGTTTGGGCAGACGAGATATTTTTTAATTTCTTAGGTGTGCCGTTTACTATATTACACGGATCTAAACAAGAGCGTATCAAGCGATTAGATTCAGGTGCACTCTATTACATCATTAACCACGATGGTATAAAAGTTATTGAGCAAGAGCTAAGAGATAAGAGATTTGACGTAATAATAATCGATGAATTAACCGCGTATAAAAATGCTAGGTCTGATAGAACTAAATGTATGAAGAGAATAGCAGACGGTAGCAAAACAAAGCAACCTGCTGTATATGGTTTAACAGGTTCTATCACTGCAAATTCTCCATTAGACGCTTTTGGTCAAGCAAGAACTGTAAATCCTAATAATCCAAAATTACCTAAATATTATGGTAGGTTTAGAGATTTACTTACTACCAAATTTGATGAGTTCACGTATATACCGAGGTTGGGTTGGGAGAATATATTAAAACCTATGCTATACCCATCTATACGATTCACTATGGACGAGTGTATAGATTTACCACCTATTGTCTATGAAACTAGACAGTGTGATATGACTAAAGAACAAACACGAGTATATAAAGATTTAAAGAATGACTATATAGCTCAATATAATGATGGACTTATTACAGCTGCAAATGCGGGTGTAAAGGTTTTAAAGCTATTACAAGTCAGTTGTGGTGCCGTAATAGATAAAGAAGGTACAGTTCAAGAATTTAGCAAGTCTCCAAAATTAAAAATCATTCAAGAAGTACATGAACAATTAGATAGAAAGAAATTAATAATATTCGTATTATTTAAAGCGTCTATAAAGCAAGTTGAAGAGTTTTTAAAATCTAAAAAGATATCGTGTGGAGTAATATCTGGCGATATACCAATGAAGAAGCGATCTCAAGTATTTGATAGTTTTCAAAGAGGTGATTTAGAAGTTATAATAATTCAACCTTCAGCGGCAGCTCATGGGCTGACATTGACAGCAGCAAGCACTGTAATATGGTATACTCCAGTGCCGTCAAACGAAATATATATTCAGGCTAATGCACGAGTACGTAGACCTGGACAAAAATATAGACAACTAGTTATACGATTAGAGTCATCACCTGTTGAACGTAAAATGTATAAAGCACTGGATAATAAAGATAAAATGAGTAATACATTATTATCTATGTTCCAAGAATAAATCACTGGGATTTAATATACAACGAAATAAATACGTAGTATAATATATCTATAAGTGAGGGAAATGTTATGGCTAAAATAGATCAGGTAATCGCTAAATACTTAGAGTTTAGGGCTGAGTTAGACGCGAAACGTAAGCAATTTAAACAAGATGAGAAAGACTTAAAATTTAAGATGGAACGGTTATCTATGTGGATGGCCGGTCAATCTAAAGGTTTGGGTGTAAATAGTTTTGCTACAGATAGTGGCACTGCTTTTAAGCATACCAAGAAGGTTGTTAGGGTAGCTGATTGGGAACAAGTTCTCAAATTTATGTTAGAAACTGATAATCTTCAAATGTTAGAAAAACGTATCGGAAAAATTAATACTCTGGATATAATCGATGAAACAGGCGAAATTCCTCCAGGCGTAGAGTATTTTGAAGAGATTGAATTTCAAGTTCGTAAACCAACAAAATAGGAACTCTTATGAGTAAAGACATAGTATTACCAGACTATTTACGTGACCTTATGGAAGAAGGTAAGGTCGTAGACGATGCAGCAAACTTGATCACGGCTCAAGATTCTGTACCACGAATTTCACTTAAAGGTAATAAGTTCAGTCTTATTGTTGACGGTGAAGTACAAGAAAAGATCAAAGAAGAAATGATGGTTATCATTTTAGGTACTCAACCTGATAAAGGTAACGCTAAAACATTTTATCTTGGTGATTATGCTCCCGATGACAGCTCACCACCTGATTGTTCTTCTTCAAACGGTGTTAGTCCTGACGGTTGGGTTAGCAGTCCTCAAGCAGATCTATGCGCTACATGTCCTCAAAATAAATGGGGTTCAGCCGAATCAATGAGCGGTGGTAAGGCTAAAGCATGTCGCGATTCTAAACGACTTATGGTATTAAATGCTAAAGATTTGGAAGGTCCTATTTACGTATTAAACGTAACTGTATCATCACTTAAAAATCTGACAGCATACGGTAAGCGTTTAGCTGAAGCACATATGCCCTTAGCTGCTGGCATTACCAAAGTAAGTCTTGATGAAGACAGCGATTTTCCTAAATTAGAGTTTGCTTTTGCAGGCGCTATGAAAGAAAAAATGGGCGTTGCTATGCTTAAGCGTAGTTCTGAAAAAGAATGGGATACTGGCCCTGCTCTTGAAGCGCCTAAAGCTAAACCTGCACTGGCTCAATCAGAAGCTCCTACTGAAAAGGCCGAAGAAAAAGTCGTTGAAGGTACAGTCGAAAAAGATGACTCATCTGATGATAGCTCAACTACGGATGTAGATGACCTATTAGGTGACTGGGAATCTGAAGACTAATATTAACTTGGGCCGTCTACATGAGGCCCACATTTAGGGTATACAAATGAGTAAGTCACTATTATTAAGTTTAGGTCACGGTTCAAGTGCGGTGTATTTGGAAAACGGTGAAGTAGTTTGCGGCTATGAAGAAGAGCGATTAACACGAGTTAAATCTGATAGCAGATTTCCAATTAACGCCATTACTAAAATAACAGATCAACACGATTTGGACGGATGTGAAATTTATATAAGCCACTGGTTTATATTTGGTGAGTTGCCAGATGTACCAAATAAGTACTACGATCCGCTTTGGATTGCAAGAACATTTCCTGATTCACCTATTTACAGTGTAAGTACTGAATTTACACATCATGATGCACACGCTTATTCAGCATTAGCATTTACAGATTTAGACGAATTCACTCAACATGATACGTTAGTCATTGTTGCAGATGGATTTGGAACAATGGGCGAGACTATGTCCATATACACATTACTAGATGGTTTACCTGAGTTACACCATCGTACCTTTGGATTTAGTTCTTCATTAGGCCTAATGTATCAGTACGCAACAAGTTATCTTGGCATGAAAGAAAACCAAGACGAATACAAATTACTTGGTTATGAGTCTCAAATAGACACGCTATGTGCTACTAAAGATTTGAAGACTGATTTCATTCACTCATTTGCTTTAGCTGAAGTTAAGCGTCAAATGAAAGACATTAGTAAATACGATACAAATGAGCGCTTTGATCCCATATGTAATGTAGACGCATTACCTGCTTTAAAGCTAAAGTACAGAGATCATTTTGATACTCTATTAAAACATTTGAATTGTGACTTTACTGACGAAGAAAAACGAATAGTGATAGCTTACTATGTGCAAATGAGATTAGAAATGTCATTTGAAGCCATAATTAAGGCGTACGGTGTTAATAATCTAATATTATCAGGTGGCGTATTTATGAACGTCAAACTTAATAATTCTATCGTACAACAAGTAAAAGGTAAAGTATCTATATTACCAATATGTGGTGATCAAGGTGCTCCTATCGGATTATACGATTATGTTAATAACGATTTTAAGTGGCCATATAACTTATGTTGGGGTACACGTAGCTTATTCACAGGTGTAATGGATAATAGAATGTACTCTGTAGATAGCGAATCAATGGCATACCAATTTATGGTAGATTCACTAAACAGAAATAAGATCGTTAATTTAGTACGTGGAGATATGGAATTCGGTTCTAGAGCATTATGTAATACTAGTACTATAGCCCTGCCAACTAAAGAAAATGTGGAGTATATAAATACTCTTAATAATCGTTCAACTGTAATGCCTATGGCCCCTGTAATTCATGAAGATCATATGGACGACTTTTTCGACATATCTTATAAGCGAGTACATAAGTCACTTGGGTATATGATATGTACGACTATGTTCAAAGTTATGAGTGATTTTATTAGAGGTGTTGCTCATAATGTTCCATTTTCTAATGAATTTACAGGTCGGCCTCAAGTTGTATCTGATTCTAGTAATCCTTTAATGGCTAAACTATGTAAACGGTTTAACGGTCCGTTAATAAATACTAGCTTTAATGTACACGGAGAACCTATAGTATATAGTATGAGTGATGTTAAAAGTAATCATGCATACCAAGTATCTCGTGATACAGAAAATCGTGTAGTAACAATTATAGTGGAGAAGTAAAAGTGATAAATACTGAACAAGTAATTGATTTTAACCAAACAGTTCTTGGCGTTGAAGCAAGACTTAAGGGGTTATTAGAAAATGCGGAACTATCAATTAGCCATAAGTGTATGGTGGAAGAAGCCGATGAATTGCTCACAGCTCATAAAGAATTCGATTTTATTGGTTCTGTGGACGCATGCCTTGACTCTATCTATTTCAGCGTTGGCGTACTATATAAACTTGGATTGACGTCTAAAGAAATGAGTGATTGTTTTGACGCAGTCCATAACGCTAATATGGAAAAGAAAAAAGGCACTAACGCAAAACGTGATACTGGTGCAGCTGACGCAGTTAAACCTGAAGGTTGGATTGCACCTGAAAAACGAATTGCTAAAATCTTAGGTATGGATTAATGGCTATAATTTTAGAAGGCCCAGATAACGCTGGCAAAACAACACTTAGCAATTTGTTAAGTGATAAATTAAAGCTGCCTGTATTTCATTCAGGCGGTCCACCTAAAAATAATAGTCATGCTAAAGTATGTTGTGACTTACAAAACTCATTAGCACATACTAATTGTGTATTAGATAGAATAACATCTATTAGTCAACAAGTGTATGCTAATCGTTTAAATGATCCTATGTTACTTGATGAGTTGGAAAAATTATGTAATATACCTACCAATATAATTGTGTATTGTCGTCCATCAAATGAAAAACTGATGGATTTTTCAACTCATACAGTTGAAGAGCATGATACTGAAGATCATATGGCTTACGTCATTGAGAACCATCAAAATATAGTATCTATCTACGACAGACTCATGGTTAGTGTACCACATTTACATTACGACTGGTCAAGTGATATAAACGTAGATCATTTTATTAAGCAGTTACACTTATGTATTAATATCCCTAATTATAAGGATAATATTTTACTTAAGCCTATAAAGCTCTAGGAGAAGACTATGTCACAAGGCGAAACGTTTTTGAAATTGTACGAAGATGTAATGACTAACGGTCAAGTCATTTCACCTCGTGGAGAAAAAGTATTAGAGATAGAAGATTATCAATTTACTTTAGACCCATATGAACGATTTACATCTTTTAACGCACGTAAATTGAGTCTTAAATATATTAAGGCTGAACTTATTTGGTATTTACGAGCTAACCCATATGATACCATGATTACTGAGCACGCTCAAATATGGACTGATTTACGTCAGCCTGATGGTCAATTCTTTTCTAACTATGGTCAATATTTATTCGATCAAAACACTGGCATATTTAATGTTATGGAAACATTAGTAAATGATAAAGATTCTCGTAGAGCGATCATATCATTACTTCAGCCTAAGCATTTATTTATAGACAATAAAGATGTTGTTTGTACATATAATTTAAGTTTCCGTATTCGTAATAACAAGTTAAATATGTCAGTAAACATGAGAAGTAACGATGCAGTTTGGGGTACTACTAATGACGTAGCTGCCTTCTCATTCGTACATGAGATGTTATTTACTTATTTAAAAGATCACTATATTGATCTGGAATTAGGTACTTACACTCACAAGGTAGATTCTATTCATATCTACGAACGTCATTTTGAAATGGCAAAAGCAATCATCGATGAAGGTACCAAAGGTTATTATGAGTTAACTGTACCTAAAATGAAAAGTAGTGATGAGTTAGAGCAATTACTCATTACAGTTAAATCAGGTCAATTTAATTCTGACTATGAAAGTGAAGAATCTTCATTTACTAATTGGTTGCTATCATGAGACCGTCAGTACCAGTATGGTTGATGGGTATGGCTAAGCATGCTGCATTACGCAGTACGTGCTTACGCCGTAGCGTAGGTTGCGTATTAGTTAACGAACGCGATCAAATACTTTCGACTGGATATAACGGTGTACCGTCAGGCTTTAAACACTGCAATGAAGGCGTATTAGAAGGTACTATGGATTGGGCAGGTGTATCTTATCCAAATAAATGCTCAGGTGCCGATGCGCCGTCAGGTGAAAAGTTAGATGCGTGTAACGCAGTTCATGCGGAACAAAATGCATTGTTACAGTGTCCGAATGTTTATGAAATAAAAACTGCGTATGTAACAGCTTCACCTTGCATGCATTGTATAAAGTTACTCTTAAACACGTCTTGCGAAGTGATTGTCTTCGACGAAGAGTACACACACTGCGAAGCAAAGACTATGTGGATTGACTCAGGTCGGACGTGGTTAAATATTAATGATCTTGATGAGAACGTAGATACCAATATGTGAGGTTGATGTGGGCCAGGATATTACAGCTACTGATAATGATAGACGAATAGCATTAAGAGGTATAATGCTTCATATTAAGGCTACTAATATAGCAGATAAGTATGATAGTTTGGCTCACGCATTACATGAGACTGGTATGTGGGACTACATATTCCATCAAGTATAGGTATTGGCTTATTCATACGCTGATACTAGGCGATTAAATAATATAATGCAAAATAGAGGATGATATGGGTAGAGCAAAGCAAAACAAAGTATACGAATTTAGTGACGGTGATACCATAACTAGAGAAGAGCTTGAAGAGTTATGTGATAAGAAGAATTTCAGTATGTCTACAGCTAGATCTCGTATAACTAAAGGAATTACTCGTGCAGACTTATTTAAGCCGCCTCAGAAGCCTAAAGGTAACTCTAATTGGAGTAAATGGACAGGTGACCCTAAATTAGCTCATAAGTGACTACCCGCTAAACACTGAATATTTTTATTAGTATAAACTACAAGAACATTTTACTAGGAGATACATTATATGTCTAATTACAGAGATTTACATATAGATATTGAAACTATGGGTACTGACGTTAATACGGCACCTATTTTATCTATTGGTGTAGTACCTTTTCACGCTATAACAGGTGAAATATTCGAAGATGACGGCATTGAAATTCATTTAAGTCTAGAAGAGCAACTTAATGGTTCTAGAATCTTAAACGTCGATACACTCTTATGGTGGATGGATCAGTCAAATGAAGCTCGCAATAGAGTAACGTCAGGTCAGCGTGAAGAACGTGTCTCTGTTAAATACGGTTTAGGTTTACTTAATAATTACTTATCGACTCATCCACATGAAAACTTATGGGCCAAAGACCCAGACTTTGACGTAAGCATGATTAAATCATTACATAGTGATTTTAAAGGTGCAATAAACTTAGCTACAATAGGCGAACCTTTAAAATTTATAGACGACCCAGAATTAAATATTAACCCGTTTAAATGTAAGGCTGTACGTACCATAATTGATGCGGCTAGAAGTATTATTCCTACATACGGAGAATGGGACAAACGTAATAGCGGTGTTGAACACGGTGCATTAGCTGATGCTATTAATCAATCAAAGACTGTGATTGAGTGTTACAACATCATTGGCGGCGCGTCTGACTGGGAGATAGAATAGTGAAAGTAAATCGTAGATCATTTTTAAAAGGTTTAGTTGCTATAGGTATAGCGCCTAAAGCTGTAATGGCAGCTAAAGATTTAGAACCTGTTAAGCCTATAGAAGTTCCTAAATCTGAACCTAATCCTATAATTAAGGCTCAAGGTAAGCCTTACTCACTTGCTTCAAATATGCGTACATTACGTGCAGGTGACCCAGGCTCTATGGATTGCAAAGTTTATTTGGCTGACTATGATATGACACCTTTTGGAGTTATAGCTTATACGTGTGAGTATATGTCAGACATGTATTTAGATTTAGCTGGTAAACGTATACAATCACATACTCCTGATTCTGCTAGAGTCACATTAGAAATATATGTATCTGATGAATTAATGTACTTTTTACGTAAAAATGACTTAGAAAAATACATAGATTCGTTTGAAGCTGTACCATATGACGCGAATAGAGTATATTTAACTGGACCTGGTAAGTTAGTATATGACGCAGGGCCTACTGAGATAGTAGCAAATTTAAAACCTGAGCTGTCTGACGAGAGTCAAATTGACTTGTCGTAGGTATATATACGGTAGCATGTTGAAGTAGCTAGAGATAATCTGGACTAACTTGGATATACACCTTTAATATAACTATAAGTTAAAAATAATTTAAAAAGTAGGCGTAATATGAGTAAATCATCTAAAGTCACATTATACAAGAACCATCTAAACAATATAGGAACGTGGTCTATTTGGTTTGAAGATAACGTAATCCATATAGAGCATGCTCAAACTGAAGGTGGAGCACCTATACGACATACAGAAGAAGTACCTGAAGGTAAACAATCTCGTACGTTAAAACAGCAAGTGATTCATAGGATAAAATCTAGAATCAATAAACAACTAGATCGAGGATACGTTAAAAATAGAGAGGACGCATTAGTACCTCCTACTAACTCTTTAAATCTGCAGCAACCTATGTTAGCTTTAGCGTATAAACGTGCTGGAGTAATTGATAACGAATCAGCATATTGGCAATTAAAACTAGACGGTCACAGATGCTTAGTTACAAAGGTAGACGGCGAAGTTTTAGCATATTCTCGTCAAGGTAAATATATAACTACCATAAGTCATATACTTGATGATTTAGAAAATATACCTGAAGGTATCGTATTAGATGGTGAATTATACCATCATGGCACTAAGCTGCAGACTATTGGAAGTTGGGCTAAACGTTTACAACCAGATACAGTCAAATTAACATATCACGTTTATGATATAGTAAAAGGCGTACAATTTTCTGAACGACTAAAAATACTAGTCGATATATTCGATGATATAGATTCTTCTAGTGTCGTACTACATGACACATATAAAGTAGATGAAAACTTTCAAGCTCTTAATCAATTACTAATTGCTAGAGAGGCAGGTTACGAAGGTATTATGATTCGACATACTATACGTGGATATGAAACTGGTAGACGAAGCAGATCGTTAGTAAAGGTAAAGGCATTTGAAGATACTGAAGTAGAAGTAATAGGTGCACACCCAAGTAAAGAAGGTTGGGCGGTACTTGAATGCAAAACACAAGATGGAAAATTTGTTGACGCATCGGCACCTGGTACCAAAGAAGAGAAATTCAAAGTTATGATAAGTATAGATAAATATATTGGTCGCTTTGTAACAATAGAGTTCGCAAATTATACGGATGACGGTATTCCATTTCAACCCGTAGCAACACGCTGGAGAGAAGACTTATGAGTAAAATGAGTAACAAACGAAAATATAAACGATTAGCAAATCCTGGACAGGAAAAGGCCGAAGGTAGTGCCAGACAGGAAAAGGCCGAAGGTAGTGCAAATCAAGGTTGGGAAGTAACCACTAATATAGAAGAGGCAATGGCCAAAGGTTATATTGGTGAGACATTCTTAATACCAAATAAGTTATCTCAAATGATTCATTTGATTTTAACTAATAAGCAATTACCTATGGCTAGATTATATTATTGCGGCACTCCCGATGAGCGCCTAAATTATATGTTTAAGTTATAGCGTATCTTCTGCACTTACGACACAATCTTGTAGCTCGTAAGTGTAGGTGAATATATCTACTAAATCATCAAAATGATTTTTCCAATCTGAAAAAGAAACACACATTAAATCTCTAGATTCATTTACTTCCCAACTAGAAGGCCTACGCAGTATAGGGCTAGTCGTTAACAGACACTTGGGCGTTTTGTTTATCTCTACGTTGGAAGCTACGGGTTTTTCCTTCAAACTCAGTAAACACGATGTCTGTATTAGTAGTAAACAACTGAACAACACGAGCTGGGTCGGTTTTCGCAAGCTTTTCAATAGCAGATAAATTAAACTTTTGCTTTGTTTTTCTTGCATCATCTTCATGCTCCAATCTCTTATTATATAATTCCACTTCACGTTTATCTTTTTCAGCCATAGCTACGCCAAGTAATTCTATAGTTCCATTAGCGTCCTTTAATTCAGATTCTAATCTACCTTTTTCCATAATTTCAAGTACTACCCAACCACCAGCTCCAATTAAAGCAGTTACTATGCCTAACATGGCAGTCCATTTAACTATAGAACCTATACCTAACATCATGAATCCTTAGGGTAATGAGCCGCACGCCATTCACGACCTAGCCAAATTGCTAAATCTATACCTGTAGCCGTAGCATATTCTGTAATACTTATAACAGGTATTAACGGATCAATATACGATTTTATAAACGCAATAGTAATTATTACCCAAGTAATTAATACTAGCTTAAACGTGGTAGATTCTCTAAATTTATTAACCATGTTATTTGGCCGGTTTAGCGTGGTTAGGATCAAATACGTGTTTTTGTGCGTGATCAACTATGACTGTTCTACGTGATTGTTCTTTACCTTGAGCTGCTTGTTCAGTGGCAACTATAGTAACAGTTTCAGCTAATACTTGAATAGATTGAGATAACGCTATAGTACTATCCTCTAATTTAGTAAGCCTAACAACTATAGCGGAATCTTGCAACTCTTTAAAATCATCAGCAAGGCCTTGAACTTTGGTATCTAAACTACTTGCCCACCAAATAGCTAATCCTAATTCTGATACTAGTAATATAACTAACGCTACCATAATTTTGGTAACTATGGACTCAGACATTAGTATTTTGGCATTACCTTCAGATAATTCTTTTTCTAAATCGTGATTCATAGTGAGCCTATAAAGGTAGATTATTATCTAATACATATTTATTAAAGCTATTAATATACTGATCTACTGTACCCGCACCCTTAATAGTGTTATAGTGCTGCTTCCAGTATTCTCCAAATTCTTTAACGTTAGCAGTAATACTAGGTAATGCTTCAGGTCTACGACGAAAATGTAATCTAGCAAATACAGTGGCTAATTCCATATCATATGTTAGTCGTTCAAAAGTAGTAACGTCACAATTGAAGGTCTCGCTGATCATAGCTACTAAACTAGGATTATAGTCTAAATAATTTTCCCAAATATCTACGTATGTAGCTTCTTCCATTTGAAAAATACCACGAGCTATTCCATTACCTATCTGAGCTATATACGTACCCATCATGGACTCTTGTGCTGCCACACCTAATAGCAAAGTAATAGCAGAATCAGAGTTCATGTCTAATTTATTTAGAGTAGGTATAATTACGTAATTACGCAATTGTTTTGATGACATCATGACGAACCAGATCCTATTATGGTTGCTGGAATAAACCAAGAATGTTCTGTGTTACCGTCCGCTGCTGTAGAATCTTCAACTTGTACTTCTATAAATACTCGGCCTACGGGTACTGGATTAATTTCAGTCTTTGATAATAAAATTCGAATTTGACCACTAGCCCAAGCATTTCCATCAGCAACATTGCTAATGGTAGGCGGAGTAACAATATATTGAGTAGTCTTGTTAATATCTACAATAAAGACCTTTATAGTAGCCGAAGAATCTATAGATATAGCTGACCCACCACGCTCTAATACCAGAGTTTGACCGAAGGAATTCGTTTTAACTATTAACAAAGAACTCATGGTTGTAAGTCCTCCGTAGTCATTATTAAGTTTTTACCGTTAGCGTATACTCGTACACCATTAAGTTCAGCCACTAACCAAGTATCATTTTCATCGAATGGCGCTACAGCAGCATCACAATGTCCACAATACATCTGGTTACCTATATAACGCCCATTACTAGTTTTAACCTCTATAGCCTCCAATTGAGATTTGCACGATGGACAATGAGTATGAGGATTATGCTTCCTTGCAACCTTCCTCTTAAACATTTTAGTAGGGCCATTTTTAAGCACAGTCAGAGTATATTTAGGCGTAATACCTGTAACTGATTGCAACTCATCTTTTATTTCAACTTCCACTTAGATTTCGTCCCATGAGAAAGTCATAGTTTCTGGAGTTAAAGCACCTTGAGAAGCAGTGCTTTGTACTTCAAGTAATAAGACTAAGTAGCTACCTATATCAGCAGGAGTAGTATATGGCCCAGCGCCTAAAGATAATGGTGAACCACTGGTATACGAAAATGCATCTAAATAACCTGTAGATGTAGTACCTTCAGCTGGAGTAGCATATGATACTTCAGCCTTAGCCCATAGGTTTACGCCGGTTCCAAAACCACTAGACCCATCAGTATAGAAGTTTAAGTTAGTAACCTGAGTAAACGTACCAGCCACATTTAATTGTAACCATTTTTCAAATGACCAATCAGATCCAGCACCAGGAACTACCATAGGATTACTATTATTTACGGTAGCATCATCCGCATTCTTCATTCGAACGGTACCCGATGTCTTATCAGTAGCAGTTTCACCTACCCCATTCTTTTCATTGATTATCATTGTAGCTGCCATAGCAAAATACCTATATAGTTAGAAGGGACACCGTCCTGGATTCATCTGTAAGTGACTGAGTTCTAGTTTCATCACTTATTAGTTGAACAGATAATACACCAGATAATATTTGTTGTATAATTATACCATCAAGGTTACCATATGTAAACGTTGACTTACTTATTAATGAATCTATACTAGACAGTACAGAATGTGCGGTTATTATAACTGAATCTATATACGTATTTAATGATTGACTTAATTGTAGTACAGAGTCTACACTAGATATACTATACATAGATTTTTGTAATATAGAATTTAGTGATGTAGATGTATTAATATTCGCTACTATGATCGATTCTAATAAAGATGACAGGTTATTAGCTATCTGCAATACTCCATCTGTACTAATAGTAGTAGATATTACATTCTGCAACACAGATTCAATAGATGTATTGATATTATTACCTGATAAAGTCAATATAGAATCTACTGTGGATGTTATGGTTTTAGATTGTTGAACCAGTGAATCTAGTGTTGATATTAATTGAGCTACGTCTTGAATAAGTGAAGATACATCTGTAAACACTACAGAACCACCTGATAATATAGCATTGACAGACGTTGTTGTTAATAGCGATGCCTGCAACATAGAATCTAAAGATGCATTTGAAAACTCATTAGACTCGAGTATAGAATCTATAGCGGAATTAATAGTAAACGATGCGGATAATATAGAATCTAAATTAGATGATACTGAGGTATTACTTTGCAGCATGGAATCTACTGATATGTTATTTAGCAATGTATTCAATATTCGTGAATCTATACTAGATATTAAATTTAAACTATCACGCAACATGGCGTCTGTATTTGCAGATGTAGATATCAGTTTAGATAGCATACTATCTACAGACGAAGTAGTACTAACACCTTGTAACATAAGTCTACTGTCTAAAGACGCAGACAAAACTAATTGACTTTGTACTATTGAATTTAAAGATAAATTAATACTTCGTGATACAATAGGAAGAGCAGGAGGCGTATAATCAGTAACTTCTGTGGCAGAATACGCGTAGTTGTCAAACATGAAGTAAAACAACTCAACATCACTATCTGTATTATTACTGTTACCTGCACCTAAAGACCACCATTCCGCAGGAGGAGCTGTCCATGTTTGTGTTTGTGTATCTCTGAGTGTGTCATCTACATAAAGTTTAACAGTACGATTTACGCCGCTACCTTCTATAGTAATAACCACTTTGTACTCTGTTGTTGCGCTTGGAAGTGTATATGTAACAGGTGCAGCACCGCTGATATTGAAACTCAATACACCACTTGCGTTTATATCTGCAAACCAAGACGAAGAACCGAGATGGCTATCAATGAGCGTGTTGTTGGCTTTGAATGTTGTAGCCTTAATGCCAAGACATATCGTACATTCATCAGGAATCTTAGCAAATACATCAACATAGTATTGTTCGCTTAAGTGCAGACTGCCTGCAGTGCGTGTAGGCGCCGCTGGTTTTGTTGACGTATAGATTCGTTTTGCAGCAAAACTGTTGTATTTAAAACTGCCACTGACAATGTGTATATCTTCTACTTCCCCAGCAACAGGATCACACCAGCTTCCTATAACCGCACCTGCCATATCAAATTGGAATATGCGTTCTGCACCCAACGTGCCAGATTGATTTTTAGCAACATGATACATCGTGTCACTGGAGGCTTCATGATATGCGCCATTGCAATGTATGCGAATGTCGAGGTCAATAACACCGCTGTATGTTTGAGCTGTTAAGTCGTATCTCCAAACGTGTGAGCCGTAACTGTAACTTACCGCCAACGCCTCATCACCTGCAACATCAATTGCTACACCGGACATAGCAAACTTTTCTGCAGTACAATCGATATAGTGGTCAAGTGGCAAACCCGCCAATGTGGTGTCATACGCAGCAATGGTCATATTCGACCACGATGCACCACTGTACCAACCCACATCTACATATAGTAAACCGGTAACTGCCGTACCACCACCGATTGCATTAGGGGTATTGGGAGAAGTTGGTAAACCGCTGTATGGCGTTGAGTTAGTCTCATGCGTCGTTGCCAAATCCAAACTTTTCTGCACAACAGAAGGCGTGGTCTGGCCGCCAATATAGGCGTAAGTGCCATCTTCTGAATACATCTGATACTCAGATTGCGCAGCAGAGGTATTTGTTACAGTCAGCACTTCACCCACTACAGCATTAAGCCGCGAATCGTAATTATTCTCGCAGACTGCACCACTGGATTCATTAAATGCCAATTCGATTAATGGAGTGCTTGTGGTTTGGGTTGCATCATAATGAACGCCGATGTCTGTCGTTGCAGCGGCCGGTCTGGAGTTGCCGAATATATCCTCAGATGGCACATCGGCATCAACAGATGAACCTACACCTGCACCCACAAGTGCTGATTGCCAAGCAAGACTAAATACGCCTTGGAATCTGTTGTGGTAATAGTCAGGGTCGTTGAAGTCTGAAACGGTAACTGGGTTAGTGCCTGTGCCTGCCGCAGTTGCACAGTTGGTAAATGTTACTGTGCCGGTTCCGCCTGATGTCACATTGCAGTTGTACGCACCGTTCTTTGCAACAGTAGCAACGGAAGAGTTGTTCCATAACCCTCTATAGCAGTTATCCTGAATACAGTTGTACTGTCTGTGAGTTTTATTTGTCGAGCCATTGTAACTTGCAATATAGTCATTAGAGCCGCGTTTGATATCCAACTCAATCACGTTGAAGTCATCAAGATCGCCATTAGCCCAGTAAATGCCACGGATGTAATTACCGCCTGTTGCAGCACACTTCAACAGCATATTGCGTCGAATCATTTTGCCTGTGCCAGTCCAACTAATAGCTCTTCTGGAATTGGTAGTCGGAGCCCAGAGAATCTGGAAGTTTCGAAGCGTAATGTAATCTGTATCAATCGTCAGTGCAGTTGCGTTACCAACACTCAATTCTGATTTGGTGCTGTCATACTGAGCACCTGCAAAATCGCCTGATAGAATCAGTTGGTTGACTGCGTCTGTAATGGTAGTTGACGAATGATTTACAACAGTGTTGTCGCTGTTACGTGCGATAATATCAACTGCACCCCCGCTCGTATCGTCAATTGTAACCAGCTCGACTTCACCATCAGTTGCACCTGTTATCGTAGTGTCTGTGCCTAACGGCGATCCAGTCAACACCTCGTATTGAAGCGTTGTGCCAGTCAAGTCTATAAGTCGTGCAGTAGCGCCAGAACCAGTAAACGTGATGGTCTGATTTGCGGTAGCGAATGCAGATGTGACTGTTACGGTAGACTGATTAATGTTGCTGTAATCTTGCCCGTTGGCACACTCAGCTGCAAGTGCGGCATCTCGGCTGGTATAGGCATTTGCCCAATCCCAGCCTGTGCCTGAACCCGTAGCCAGCGGATCTGCATACTTTTTTACGTCAACTGTCATTTGATAGCTGCCGAGCTTATACTAATTACCACTTTAGATTTCTCCATGTATATATTTTATATTACTACATATTTACCTACATGTACACACCGGGATAATATGTGTTACTCTACTATTCTCCTAATAAATTAACTAGTAAGTTTATACTAGTTATTCTTTAGTAGGTTCTTTATTTGATATACCTTCTATCTTAAGCATAGTAGCTATCATAAGATCTAAATCTTGAAATCGTTTACGCTTATCTTCTAACTCTATTCTAGCCATCTCAATCTCTACAGCTAAATTAGCTCGCTCATTAGCCAAATTAGTCTTTAAATTAACTAGTTGGTCTTTAGTACTGACTTTACTATCACTCATTATATTACCTTACATATTAAATTATTACAGTTTCGAAAACTTCATTACCTTCTTCGTCTAATTCATAGTCTCTTAGAGCATGTATGCAAAAAGATACGGCGCCATCCGTTTCTGCTATCAGTTTATGGGCCTTATGTTTCTTTATGTTGATGACGTCTCCCTGATGGTATATCTTATCCGGCTCCCCTTCCACAATAACCCTGACAGAGCCACTGCCTACCAGATGGGCATGATCAAATTTATGAACATGCTGCAACATAAAATCACCTTTACCTGCGGTGTACATGATTGTCTTTATGGCTATGTTATCTATTTGAGTTGTTTTACTTAGCATGGTCTACTTAATTCCTTTCATAGCATTAAGTTGTTGTTTAGTGGTCGCATTCATAACAGAGGAGATAGGAACAGATAGACGTTCCTTAGCCATCTTCGTTTTTTCTTCTTCAATCATCTTATCTATCAGTTGTATTTTTTCTCTCTCCAGTATCATATCGTCATTTCTAGTAGCATTTAGAACTACTTCTCCATTGATATAATCAAAACAGTAGTGACCAAATGTATTCTCTATAATAGGTGCCATTTGTGTATCTGTTATAAAAATAAGGTCTCCTGAGTCTTCTGGTAACACATCCTTAATAGAGTTATCTGTATTTAATATTAAGTATGGCATAATAATTTCCTATACTAATTTGCCAGGCAGTAATAAAGAGCTTTGAGCAACTTGTAATGTAACACTTGCAGACATAGATCCGTCATTGCTTGTTTCGTATCCATAAACTTGAGCCTTTTCTCCAGCAGAAAAGACTAAATCTTGTTCTACGTAGATTGATCCACTTACAGTAGCTGTTCTTAAAGTCCCATGTGTTGAACCACTTTTGTAAATTCTAGCATAAGCAGTGCCGTTATTTTTACCTTCATTGAAAGTGAAGATTAATCCACATCTATAAGTTCCAGATTTAGTAATCATAACCTCCCCTAATTTTATCATTCCTGTGTTACTTGAGTTGCTTCCTCCAAACTCATCTCCATATTGATACGCTCCGACTGTTATGGCTGGAAAACTGTCTGGACCGATCTCACTTCTTTTAGTAAATACTTCATTCCACTCATTGGAAGTAGAAATTAAGGATCCATTAGACTCTTTCTGCCTTAAATACATTCTACCGTCTTCATTCATGGTAATAGCACCTGGATAGATAAGTGTTAACGCATCATCTAAGTAATTATGTGTTGGCGCACTACTACCTCCTCTTCCGGCTATCCATATGCCTGCTCCTTCAAATCCAATTCCATCAGTAGGGTATACTGCAAGGCCATATCCTCCATTATACTTTATATCTATACCACGACCTATACCGTTTGCACCCATAGCTATTTCTATCGCTGCACTATTGGTAGTAATATCAGTATCAATTATTACGGTTGATTCTAACCCATTACCCGCAGCAAGACCGCCATTAGGGTATATATGTAACGCTCTATCTCTACACTCAATCTCCATAGCGTGCGCTAAGTAAGAATCAGTAGAAACTAGCATAGTAGTAAATAAAGGTTGAGATTCATTAATAGCCCATAACGCAGGTTTAGTATCACTGGAACTACTAAAGTATCCAGCGATAGAGTTAGCTGTTCCGTTTTGAGCACTTATTAACGCGTCACCATCCGTTAATGTTTTCTTTCCTACACTGGCAACTACAGCTCCACCTACATATACTTGAAGTTCATTAGCCGTTCCATCAAGCTCAACTCTTGTAGTAGCTGAAGAAGTTCGTACAGTACCACCTGTCACTGTAATGCCATCTATGGTTCCTGCTGTGATAGCTCCTATATTAGCTGATAACGACGACAACGTAGATACAGTTATTTCATTTGCTGTTATGGTACCTGATAGTATCTGTGATGCAGTGATAGTATTAGCAGCAATCTGTGATGCGGTGATAGTATTAGCAGCAATCTCTAACGCTGTTACAGTATTGGCTACTATTTTATTTCCATTAATACTACCTGCGTTAAATCTAGTATTTGCCTCTGCTTCAGTAAAACTACCTGTTAAATTTGAACCTATAACTGCACCTATAGTGGCAGCGTCTTCAACACCACGATTAAGAGTAAACGTTTGTAACGTACCTGGAGCCGCATATACTTCACCTAAATATTCGCCTAACTGCCAAAATTTCAAAGAGGCTGACGCGTATGTTCTTAATATACTTAGCTCGCCTATTAATCCGTCAAATGATTGTAAATTAACATATATATTAGCGGTATCAGGACTAGTAGACGTATCTATATATACCTTAATAATAGACGATAAATCATCCCCATTGAAATCTAGTTGAGGAGTTATGAACGCTTCAGCAGGCGTAGTATTAGTGAATGTCATATTTACTTGAGTTTTAATATTCTCAAAACGACTTGACGCACCGAAAGCTAACCAACCTACTAAGTTACATGTTGAATAAATACTAGTTAATTGTATTTGCGCAATTCTATACCATCTATCCGCAGTGGCTGTATCATTATTTATTTTAAAGGGTACTATCTCAGCTATTCCAGATGCTGCATTTATATCTATACCAGTATACTTAGTGTAATCACGAATGCTGGAATACACATTTAGTAATGATTCATCTGCTGGCTGACTTACTATATTAGCTCCCCAAGTAGCGCCTACAGTCGCTCCATCATCAGGTAAATTCTGATTGACACCTACAAATGACTGTAACGAATCTATGCCTCCTGTACCAGATGTTTTGGATCCTCTAGCTACTAAAGCGTCTGTAGCAATAGGCGTAAACGCATACCCAGTATTAGCGTTATTTACCGCTTGCCACGTATTATTAATAGCGTTATATATCACTATACAAAAACGCAATTCAGTAGTGCTGTCTCCCCAATCAGTGGATACTCCGCCGAATCTGGCGTGAGGCGCAGTATTAGTATACATTATAAAAAACGTAGTAGCTGTAATAGCCGCCTCATACGGAGTGTATAAAGTAGTATCACTAGTTCCTAGTGCGCGTTTAGTTCCATCAGGATGATAATACGTATTACCTTGGATTCTTATTTCGCCATCATTGGCGCTACCACCTGCTATAACATTAGAGGTAAAGAATACATTACCGAATCCTCCTATATTAGACGTTGAAGGTATTAAGTTATCAGTAACGTTTACCAGAGTACTACCTTCATTGGCATTTATATCTGATATAGATGTTGGTGCATTAGTTAAATTAGAATAATCAGGCGCATTAGGTCCGCCCAGTATACCTGCAGTAGCACTAACTGGGAACCAGTTATTGGAATAATGTAGAGTAGAATCCTTATGTATAATCCAGTAATATAAGTTATCTACAGTAGCATGAACGAATGTACCTTCTGAACTTGTACCTACGAGAATAGCAGACGCTCTATTATTAGACGCGGACGCATGAACTTCAGTTATATGGTAATCAAGATCAGGAATAGAGTTCCACGTAAGTCTAACTGATCCAGTCTCATTATTAACAGCCATACCTGTAGGGCTTGTAGGATTCTCTGTCTTTCCTTGAACGTTAACAGATCCAGGCATATCAGCGCTTGAACTATAGCCTGCAGCGTTAGTAGATAGTACACGTATGTTATACGATGATCCTACATCTACGCCTGTTATTTTATACGATTCAGCATTAGAGTCATACAAGGTAACGGCTGTTATAAATTCTGAATCAGTAGTCTTCTTATATAATACTGACTGAGACTGTAAATATGTAGGCGCTTTAGTCCACGTAACTGTTATACCAGGTAGTATTGTGCCATCTTGAGATTCATATAGATCAGCCGTACCTGCTGTAGCATTAACAGACGTGGCTACACTCATAGACGTATAATCAGGTAAGCTAGACGTTGGAGGTATTGGATACTCATTAGGTAACGACTGATCGTATATTGTAGCGAAATACTCTTCTACTACTACGCGAACCTCACCTTCTCTAACTTGAGTAAGTGATACTATTCTAGCCTCTTTACTAGTCCAGCCAGGACTAGGATGCGTTATATCAACAACATCCCCAATACTACATTCAGACGCTTCTATAGTAGATGTAAATGCCGCTCGTAATAGGTTTCTAGAACGTCTAAGTACAAACGAAGCTATATCAAACGCTCTGTATATATCTGTAACGCCTGACAGCTGTATTGTAGTTTCTAATAATCGTCCGTTGTCTTCTGTCCTAAATGCAGACGATTCAGCTATTACATAATTTTCCCTGTAGTCATATTGAGGATCTGGAAACGTACACTTAACTCTATTAAATCTATTCTTTAAATCAGCTGAAGATATATTCCATTTACCTAACATATTGGATTCATCGAATGTAAAAGTAGACGCAGTCGCCTTTTCTAAACTAACTTTGAATTGGCCGTTTTCAAAGACTAAAGAACCTCTACATGTAGCTAGAATGAGTTTTATATTATCAAATATCCTAGTAGCTGGATTAAGTATGATATCACACGTATATCTAGTGTGAGCAGGTCCACCTGAGTAAGACGTAACAGAATCATTACAGTATGCGGCCTCGTCTAAAAACGACTGTAAATGTATTTCGGTGCCAGATACACCTAAACCGTATCTAGTATTAGTTAAGTAATTATATAATACGTTTATTGGATTATTGCTATATATGGTAGTAGACGTTATTAAATCATATATCTTTAATCCTTCAACTACAACTTCAAAATTAGGTAGCCCTCTCCAAAGGTCTTTCTCCCAATCTAACTTAATAACAAAATACATTGTGCCATCGAGTCTATGCGCAACTGTCCATTCAGGATCCGTCATAAGAGTCGATGACGTTTCGGGTATAGTACCAAGATGGTTTTCTACTGTTACTGCAGTAGCAAATTTAGAATCTGTAGATATGTCATCATCTATGTAAAGGTCGGTAATGTTACTGCCTTCGCCCTCACATATTACAGCTACAACGTATAATGAGTCTGACGATTCATATGCGTGTATTATATTTACGCCCACTCTACGTGTTCCGTAAATAATTTTTATAGGTTCAGATATTGACGAAACGTTTACAAAGACACTATTTATAGGGTCTTCTATACCTAATAGGCCAGTTATAAAGTCTTGAAGGTTTTGGCCAGCATCTTGTAACTCATCTACAAACCCGTCCCAATCTAGTTCTAGTAATTCACTGCCGGCGTCTAGTATATTTTGTCCGAATCCACCTACATCATCTTTAAAATCACTCCAACTATAACCCATTATTTACCCCATTCCAAATCTGTTATAGCTTGATCAGCAAACTCAAACCCTAAATCTCCTGGAAAATATACTTCTTGATCATTTTGATTAGTTCTTCTACCTGCCGTACGATTAAAATCGGATAGAATAGACGCAGCGTTCCATGTTAAGGTAGACGTTGATGAGTCAATGTCCTCTTCAAGCTTAAAACCTGTATTTCTTCCAGTAAACAAAACATACGGATCATTAACTAGTGCATAATTAACGTCCAAAAATGCTCTAGTTATTACGACTCTACGATCTATAAAATCATTATTTAGCGCCTGACCTACACTACTAGTGTTAACTCCAGAAAAGGTTATAGTTACTGACCCTACTTGCAACTGAGATGTCTCAGATATATTAGTAAAACCTAAAAAATCGCCTAAAGGTAGATAAGTATTAGAAGCGTATGTTACAGGAAATGGGCTATCAGTAACATATATAGTAGTGTTTGAAAATTCCATTTCCAGCATGTGTAACATATACATACGATCTTTTGCCATTTCAGCTTTAGCATCTAAATGTATGGTCTTAGGCATTTAAAAATCTTCCATCATATCTATAGATAAATCGTATATTAATTGTGATTTGGCTACATACTCTAATTTATTACTAAGCAATTTAACTGTAAACGGCACATTCTCTACTGTAACTGACGACAAATCAGCTGGAGAAGCTACTACTGGAGTATTAAGTACTACAGTGGCATTTCCAGATACATCTGAATTTACTGTAGCAAGATTCGTATACACTTTAGAATGGTTGTCAAACTTTAAAACATCGCCAGGTAACAGTAATCCTGATTCATTAGGAGTAAAACCAGATAAGTTTATATCCGTACCTACTTGAGATGCTCCAGACACTATTGGCGTACCTAATATAGATCCTTGAGGTACAGCTGTATCAGAAGGTATAACAGTAAACGCATCTGCATTACCTTCTTGGCCTAGTAAAAATGCATACATTATCATAAATTGGGCGCGGGCCATATTAGAGTACTTAAACGATAACATGAATTTTTGTGACCCTATTATTCTGGCTTGCATACGTCCGTTAATAGTAGACGATGTTAGTGTTGGTCTAGTACTCTGTAAACGTATCTCCTTAGGTCCAGGAGTTGTAGGTAATTGTCCACTCATCGTAATGGGCCTCCATTGGCACCACGTTTATCATACGCCCTTTGAACCATTCCTGTTATATTAGCCTCTTGACCAGCTAATACAGTTCTAACACCTGGTCCGTCTAAAGCATTAATCTCAAAATTTATATTAATCTGATCGCCTGTAGGCATGCCTGATGAATCAAACGTTTGCCCGTTCGTATTATTTTGAGAAGCATTAAACGTATTATCAAACGCAGGTATCGTAGGTGTAGGTACGGCTACAGCTCCGCCACCGGATGACGTTCCACCACCGCCTAAAGACGTGCTACCAAATTTGGTGTTACTTAATATGGCTAAATTTGCAGCACCTGCTGTCCATACGACACCAGCCATTATAGGTCCTAGTATTGGTCCTAATTCTAACGCTTTAGTTGCGCCTACAACAGTACTAACTATAGTATTAGCCATACCTGCAGCTTTATTGAGTTCAAACATTTTACGACTATGTTGAGCACTTTGAGCTGTTAATCCTTGTATCTGGCTAGCTAAAAATCCAATTTGTTGAGTTGTACTCATCTGCTCAAATCTCATACGTTCCATAACGCCTTGAGCATGTATATCACCTAATCTAGCTTGATGCTGTACCTGAATGGCTTCAACTAATTCATTTCTATCTGTGTAACTTAGAAGCTCATTTTGAAACGCTGTCTCGATAGCCATTTGTCTACCAGTTAGAGTTTCATCTAATAAATCACGACCAGCTGAAGTTAAGTTACCTAAACTGCTTATTATGGAATTAGACTGTGCTGCAACAGCTTGGAATTCTTGATTTTGTTGATTCATAAATTGAGCATTTACTTTATCAAATTCTAATTTAGACTCCGTATACGCTTGTAATAGTACTTGTAATTTCTCAGCTTGTTGTAATCTAGCTTCAACAGGTACATCAGCGTCAAATGAAGACGCATTAACTATAGCTTCTTCGTATATAGACTGAGCCTCAATCATTTTATCTTGCATTAACTGGTATTTTTCACTCAATGTATCTATGGACACTACCAATTGTTCTGTTAATAATGCTGAATCTACCATGGCATTTACAGCGTCATTCTTTATCCCTTCAGAAAAATTAGGAGTTATAGCTGTTGCATCACCGACTGTAGGCGCAACGGGTGCTGAAGGTAGAGCACTAATCATATCTATAGGTTGTAAATTACTAGTTGCAACACTAACACCTTTAATAATATTTTCCAAATCAGTCATTCTAGATACGGCAGCATCTATAAGCTTAGTATAGTGTTCCCAATGATCTAAATCTCCTTGAGAATCATCACGTAAATCTACAAGTCTGTCTATTTCATCTCCTACGGATTTTAATTCATCTTTTGCTGCTTTAATTTGCGGTGTATCAGGAACAAACATATTTCCTAATTTAGCTAGACCACGTATGCCTGCGGCTAAAGTATTGAATTCAGGTATAACGCTAATAACCGTATTATAAATCGATATAAATCCATTCGCTATACTTATTATAGATTGCTCTAATCCGTCATGAGTAATTTTTTCTACCCATCTAGTTACGCTAGTAACAATGGAATTCATGACTTTAGCTATTACATTTACAATCTTTTCATTCTTTAAGAACTTATCTGATATAGTATCCAATAACTGAATTATGCTATTTAATACGCCTGCGTCAGCTATAGACGCTGTAAAGGTCCACCAAGTATTAAGAAATCTATTAATACCAGCTTGAGCTAAGTCAGCGGCTCTTACTGCTGCATCGCCAAACACTTCGTGTAATGCTTTACCAAAATTGACCAAGAATTCTGACGCATTAATAGTACCAGCTCGTACTGCGTCTTCAAAATCACGCATACTCATTCTCATACTTCTAGCGGCTATAGCCATCGCTCCTGGTACACGTTCCGCTAACTGCAATCTCAATTCTTCCATTGAGACCTTACCTTTAGACGCTATCTGCTGCAATGCTAAGAATACGCCGGTAACCTCTTGAGAATTAAGGCTTAAGGCTACAGATACTTCAGAGAACGCTGTAAATATATCACGTATATCCGCTCCACTAATAGAATCCTTAGCAGCAGCAAAGAATTTTGCAAACGGAGTAGCAGCAGCTGTAATCGACACACCTAACCTATTAGATACATCTAATAAACCTTGTAATTCATTTTTAGCCGCACCCATAGACCCTGTAATTACAGATAGTGTAACAGTAAGCTTCTGAAGTTTTAGCCCTGCATTTACTACTGCATTAACGGCTCCGAATACTCCTACAGGTCCTAGTAACGCTATCAAATGTGTAAATTTGCCTAGCACCCCGTCTATGGCTCTAACTAATTGATGACGTATTCTACCTGCTAAAAAACCTATAGCTTTGCCACCTACTGACGCCAGTGAGGAAAACGCACGCGTTAATAATCGTATTGAAGATGATACGGCCTTTATTGCACTAGATAGCGATGCAAAAGATGAAGATATTGTCTTAGTGGTTTTGATAAATGAACTAGATGCGAACTTATTTAACTTATCAAAATCTGATTGAATTTTCTGATTGGCTTTGAGTATATCATCTTTAGCACGAATATACGCACTAGACGCTATTTTGGCGCCTTCCTTGGCTTTAGTAGCATCAATGATTACTTGAATTATAGACTTTTTATCGGCCATTACTTTTTATCCAGTGTACTTTTAACTTTTTCACTTTTATATGTAAGATACGCTTCATCTAACGCAAATATAATACGTAAAAACATATCTCTATCATACGGCTTATAAATATCTAAATAAGCCTTTATCTCCGATAAAGGTATTGGTCTCTCAAAAGTATCCGTAGGCCTCCTAGATGATAGTATGTTAAAGGCATCAACGTAGTACTTAGACGTTTCAGGGTAAAAAACCCTTTTTTCTAACGCCTCAGGCGTGATGCCATTATTTTCTTCCATCTCCTCTAAAAAATCTATTTGTCCGCCCCATTCTAAATTCCAAATTAATGGAGCGGTTATTCCTTTACCTGTTCCTCAATGTCCTCATCTCGATAATTTTCAAGATTAGTAGCAAACTCTTGTACATACTCACGTAAATCTGAGCTAGCCATCAAAGCTTTATGTGATGCTTCAGGCGAATATTCAACCTCATTATCACCTTCACCTACATTTTTCCAGTCAACGAGAACTGTTTTACCTAGCGCCTGACACATTATGTCTAGCTGTATTTTTGGATCAAGCGTACCGCGCTCAATCTTTTTACGAAACGGCTGCTGCAACTTAGCAAATACACGCTGAAAAGCAATGTTATTGGTATGTGCTATTTTAAATTCACCGCCAGCAAAACTTGCCCAAACGCCGTCTTTTTCCTGCTCCGCAGAATTATTACTTAAATCAAACATATAGAACCTCTATAATAGTTAATGGTTTACCTGAACAATATAATTATACTGTTTATATTATTCAGAGTAAACCTGGATGTTACAATTATTTATGCAGCAAATTTATCAATCTGGACCATGCAGTTGGTAGTAGGATCGATTATGGCTCTCCATGTGCCGTCTACCATGATGTCCTGATCTAAGCCGCCTGATACTACAGTACCAGATTCAAACTTAACTCTTGGAAGAGTTACTATGTACGCGTTACCTGCAGCATCACCTACTCTAAACGATAGGCTAAAAGGGGTAGCGTTAATATACTTCTCATATAGTGTCTTATTAGCAAAATATGCTGATATGTCACCCGTTAACTCTAACCGACTAAGTGCTATACCTATGTGCGGTAATGAGCCAATAGCGTCTTGTGCGCGTAAGTTATTTGACAGATTAAGAGTCAAAGAACTAAAGTTGGTAGCTGATGCAGATCCATCTTCACGAATATCTACAAGGTTACTGACTGAGTTCATTACATCAGTAGTTGACGCTGGAGTAACTGTTGCACCAGAGAATTGTGTCTCTGTTACTGTAGCACCTAAAGCCATCATGTTAAACGATGATGTAAGTATTTGACCTGTAGCAAAATTCATTGACATAGATCCAACTCGTGCGCCATTAAAGTTAATCATGGTTGCTGGAGATGCGTCAGCCAAATATTTCTGAACTGTGAATGATGACTCAACCACACCATTACGCATCATCTGGCCTACCATTGTGATGGTATTTCCTGCTGTTTCTGCTGCTATGGTACCTTCAACAGTTATAGCATTAGTAGCGACAGTCAATAACTTATGATAAGTATTAAGAGTCGTATCAGTAAATCCACCTACTCTGATCCATCGGCCTACAACTAAACCTTCAGCTACAAAGTCTGTAGTACTTGACGTAAAGGTATCAGTAGCTACGGCCGCAATATCTGTACCTGATACTGCAAGATTAGTATTGAAGGTAGAGGCAAACGCACCTTCAATTAAGTCGTCAAATGATCCATAACTCATTTCTGCGTTAAGATCTCCTGACGCATCCGACGATACCTGAACTAAGTCAGACGTCATTCTGTCAGATCGTACCTCATCACTAGTGATGTTAGATAAGTTATAGTTTAAACTTTCGCCTGTATACCGTAGATCTTGCAATGTCGGTGAAGCAGGCGTAGTACCAAAGGTTACTTCTTTGACTATTCTGATAGCCGCTTGATTTGATGATGCTGACATGGTTATCTCCTAATAAGTCTCATCTCTATAAAAATTGCAAACTACGTTTTTCTGAAACCACCCATCGACTATTCCTATATGACTTACGTCAGGAACCTCGAATGTAGTATTAGAAATGTCGATATCTTTAAAGAAATCAACCACGCTATCTAGCAACTCCAAAGACCGTCTTGCACCGCCGTCAGGTACTGTAAATATATTAAACAGCACAATACCATTGTGTCTATTTAGGTTTGTAGCGCTACCCATACTAGCTTGGTTAGCGTTACCTTCAATAATTGATAATCGTATCCACTCGTCTAACCCTTCAGTTCCACCTTCTATAGGCGCGTTCATGAAACTAATTTGAGTAGGGTTAATACCCCAATATTCTATAAACGCGTCTGTAATATCTATTGAGTGTTGTAAATAACTCATGATAAACTCGCTATTGTAGTGGCAACCATTGCTGAAGGTTCAGTAGTAGGAGATCCATTTTCTAAGTACTCTACATGAGGTTTTCCATTTACAATATGTATTTCTGGATAATCACCTACTAATTGCAAATTAGGCACCTCAGGTGAAGGAATAGGAGATCCAGCTTCTCCGCCTACATCTACAGTCGTTATATCTGGTACATCTTCTGACATATTCCAAGACGCTCTAGTTTGACCTGTCATAGCAGGTGTTCTATCTACTATTCCTTTATAGGCAAACTCAGAAATCCTTTTAGCTTCATCTTTTACATCATTTATGACGATACCTAAAAAATCATCTTCAGATAAAATACTCATTTCTCTAACCTCAACTGGTAGACAAACGTAGTGTTATTTTGAGCTATAGGTTCTACTGAATGAATTGTGTATAAGTTACCGTTTGCTCTACGAACTTTAAAATGAGCTAAGATATTATTTTCACTAGACAAAGCGATAAAATCAATAGTATTGTATGTATCGCCAAGTCGTCTGGCCCGCTCAGTAGCTTCATCATCCGCCAAAACTTTAGCCGTAAAATTTTGACCACTTTTAATTGTCGCCAATGATGATGGGTCATAGCTATTAGTAGTATCCTCAAGAGTAATTGTTTCTACTAAATCACCTGCGGCATTAAATGCTTTTTCTACGCTAGACGCAATTTTAGCTGATAACATTATACTCTCTCAAGTTTAGGTGTAGATATTCCTTGCTTATTCAATGATTTAGGCGTACCTAAATCAGATAATATTCTAGATATATGGTCGGGTATTAAAAACCCATTATTTTCATCAAATTCTATTGATATAGGTCCAACCTTAATCTTTTCAAATTCAGCATTATCATAACTAATACTATTGCTAATTAAGTAATATGCCAATTCATACATGGCAACCTTAACTAAATTAGGAATAATACTATCGTCCATATCTTCGCCAGTCGAATAATCTAATACTCCTGTAGCTGGCCAGTGTAACGCTTGTTCAGTATCAGTCTTAAGACCTTCCCAAGACATATACCCATCTAAATAACCTGTAGCTGTTACCAGTAAAGCATCTTTATTGGTTTGTGCTGACCAAGTTGTATTTGTTAGGCGATCGGCAAAATACGCATCAGCAGCAGTACTATCTTCGTATGCATTTGAATTAGCTCCACCTACTGTTGCGTCTAATGCCATATCATTTAACCTTTACTTGCTTTAGTATCTTCAGCATGCTTTTTAACAGCTTGCTCAGCAGCAAGTTGTGCTTTGCTTACATCACGAACTAACACCGCTGCGTAATACTTTTTAAGCGGAGCTTCCAATTTGTCAGCGTCTTTAGTTAGTACTTGCATGACGCCATCTTCAAATGAATACTGTTTACCTAGTACTACTGTACTACCTGCACGTGCGCCGGTTAATACAAATGCAGCCATAGGTGCTTTAGCTTTAGCCATTTCATAATCTCCCAGATTATAACGTTGTAGCTACACAGTTGTGTAGCTACGCAGTTGATTGATTAGTTAGAAACACCAGTTAAGATCGCAAGACCTTTCTCACTGAAGTTTGCTAAACCGTTGTAGAACTTAAGACGAGTAATATTCTCATCCTTAGTTTCAGATTCACCGATATTCGTTACACGAAGACCAGCTTCACCCATTGCAGTAAGACCAGAAATACCCATTGTACGAGAACCATCATCGATAGTTCCGGCAACAATACTAGTACCTGTAGTCAATGTACCTGTTGTTTGATCAACTGGCATATTGTCATTACGGAAAATAGGAGTACCACGGTAACCGGGAACTTGCGCTCCACTTGGAAGTGTAACAACATCTCCAATACCTGCACCGCCTAAAGCACGCAATAATGAGAAGTACGAGCGAATTGTACGAGCATTCATTTGAATGTAGTCAACTTCACCGTTCTTATCAGTGACCAGGTCAAGTAACTCATCCATTTTTTCGAATGTTAGAGCACCGCCGTTAGTTTCAACGCCAGAAGTATCTTGAACGATTGATTGACCTGCTGCAGCCAGTGAAAGCAGACCTGTAATAGTATTACCAGTACCGTCACCTGTAAGCAACTGAGTACGATAAGTATTACCGATATTTTTGGCTTTAGAAGCGATTTGAGTCGCTTTCTGATCAGTGATGTTAGAACGAGTAGCTTGAATCAAGCCATTCACTTCAGCGTCACCGATGATAGTTGTTAGCGAAGTTGTAACGTTAGTGAACGTTGCAGGCGCTTTAGCAGTAATAGTACCACCAACACCTAAGTTCTGAACATCACCTAGAGCGTTTTCGCGATTGTAAGAAAGGGCATTGCCTTCGATTTCCATGAATGGCATAATCTCATAGAAGCGATCGACAACGATGATATTCTCAATAACACCTTGAATAAGCATGTTTTGAGATAGTTTGGCAGATTCTACCAGCGTTACTGATGACATAATATTGTCTCCGGTTTTAGTCTAAAATACGACCTCCACCGGAGGCATCTTCATAGTTTAAATATACTACACTTTTAATTAGTTGTACATAGCGATGTACAACAATTAATTACATTTGCTCCAAACCAGCGTTAATCTTTTGAGTAGCGCTCATGTTTGAAGTATCTTGCTTACCCTGATGGCCATCACCACCGCCTGCGCCACCACCTTTTGAACCTTCAAATAAGTGAGGGGCATTTTTGGACAGTTTACCTACCCATTCGTCCATAGGCATAGGATCAGTACCATTCTTACCGTAGATGACGTTACCTTTATCATCTTTAGGAGTGGCTACACCGTCAACTAGTGAATAAACAGATTTTGCACGCAATAAAACGTCTTCAACCGCTGATGCAAGTACTTTACCTTCAGTCGCAGCAGAACGTACTTTACTATCAATAAGCAAAGACTCTAACTGACGAGACTGTTTAGCATTAATACCAGTCAAATCATCAATAGCTTTATTGTGATCTTCTTGCATAGTAGCAACGCGCTCAGCTACCAAATTGTCAACGTCTTCGGCTTTAATTTCTTTCTTACCTGAACGTTCTTTTTCAGCTGCCTGTAGTCGAGCAAGTTCTTCTAAATCAACTTCACCGAACTTATCCAGCTGTTGCTTTAACGCGATATTATTATCACGAAATTCATCAACTTTTGACTTTGCTACAGCGCCATCAACTTCCAAATAAAACTTGCCGTCTGAATGTTTAGAGTATAGCGCTGCTACACCTTCATCCAGACCCTCTAGATTGTCTAACATAAATTTCAACGACATTTTAGTTATTCCTATATAAATATTTCAACAGTAACTTACTGTTTAGTTAACGTGGAGAATAGCAGGTTTACTGTTATTCAGCATTTTCATCAGTGTTATCATCACCTGATGAATTTTTATCCTTTTCGTCATTAGAGACGTCCAGAGATTCTTGGTCGACTGGAAGAGCTTCTCCACGACGTAATAAGTACATATACATCGGTAAATCGATCCCTCCGTCTAAATATGTTTGCGCTAGATCCTTTAATTCAGACGCAGATAGTCTGCTTTCTAAGAAATTCTTATCTAACGTTATTTTAATAGGATCAAGATTATCAAATTCAGCTAACCAGCCAAATACTATGTTTATTGACGATTCTATAGTAGTAGCCAAACTAATTAACGTAGCTGCATCAGACGCATGTCTAATCTTAACAGTATCACTGGCCTCAGACCCTCTAGTCGACGTATCCATGAGGCGAGAACTGAATTGGGCCATTTGAGCAGTCTTTTCTTTTATAGCATTTTCAAGAGAAGCTAAACCAGCTCCTTGAAATTCTAAATAGTATGCTTTAGCTTTATCATTTGGTATAACCCAAGCAGTCAATGATCCTACTTTAAGTTTCTGATCCGTATCAGCGCCTGTAACTACTGGGGTTGGCAATGCAGTGAAATGACGGCCGTGCTCAAGATCAGCACTAGTAATATACTGAGATAAATTAACATCGACTATGTCCAATATTGGTGGTTTAACAGGTTCTATATCAATACCTTCTGGAGTGGTTGATATAAAAGGTATAAACTTTAATCTGGAACCTCTAGCAACAGGTTGTACAGTATCGCCTACTTTATTATCATCTTCGTCGTATATATCCACAGCATAATAACCGTCTGCATCAATATATAAATGTCTATATCGATCTTCTTCAGTCATTATAAATTGGTCAAGTTCGTCAGGAACTGTCTTAGTTTCTTTTAGCACAACGCTTAATAGCCAAAGTCCGTCGTCTGACATTCTCCAACTAAGAATTGATTCAGTAGTATACGTACTAACATAAGCACGACCGCCATGCGGTGAAACATCGACTAATAAACCTAATCGACCTGCTGTTAAGTTTTCAGTTGCCATACTACTAATTAGCTCTTGCACACTAGTAGATGTCATAGACATATCTTTTATATACGCTTCACTATCTTCACCATTTTCAACCATCGGCTCACGAGCTGTTACAGTACCAACAAGTGCAGCTAGGGATCGGGCAGCGACGCTGAAAAATAAGGCTCTGGTTCTGTAAGCATTATAATCTGCATTACTCATCGCTGATAGTTTCGGTAAATACTTAGTGCCTTTATGTTTGACAGCATCAGATCCTTCGACTGTATCACGACAACGTTCAACTTGATCTTTTCGATTATTATACGACTTATTTGGCGTGCTTACTGGCATAATTAAGTTCCTGTAACTTCAACGACACGAATTTCATTCGATGCATCTAACACCAAATAGCGTAATGTATCCCAATCATGATCAGGTTGAGCAGTAGATTCTATATCTTCGCCCGTCCTATCATCTGTTTGTAACGTAGGAAGATGCTCAGCAAGTCGTTGACAGCGTCTGAGGATGAAAAGGCATGGCTTTTCTGGATGCTCTTTGAGTGACTCATTGAGCATCTTCCTAACTAGTGCGAGGCCTATAACTCTACTGCCTGGCTTCTTATTAGAGCGTTTCCAATGAACTCCTTCATTAGACATTGTATCTGCTATCGACGGCCCTTGTTCTGCGTTAAAAATTGAGTTATCAGCAGGTCCAGTCGTTATAACATGGTTAATTTCTACGCTCTCTTTTCGATTAATCTTTTGTGCTGTTAAGCTGACGTCTTCTTGCAATCCATTTTCAGATCCATCATCTCCATACATCTCAAAACACACTACTATAGAGCCAGCAGGAATCCAGGCTGCGTCTCCATTATGATCAAGATACTCTTCACCGTTTGCAATTGCAACCCATAACACTGAATAAGGAGCAGAGTATCCATAGTCGTAGCCTCGTTTTATCTTCCAACTCTGTGGAATATCAAAATTCTCTAAAATATGATGATTTGGGTCCCACATTTCTAATGCGGCGCCTTCTACGGCGTCCCAATCACCTTCTAAATACGCTGCAACGATGTCTTTATCGCCTAAACCTTCAAGCCGTTGTACATAGTCAGGGTCATTATTTACCAATGATGGATTGTCCATCAGTTTCGACTGTATAAACTGCCGTTGCATGCTGCCATCATCACGTCTTGCTTTAAATATAGTGCCGTAAGGCGCTGGATCCACAAATCCTTTCTTCAAGTATGTGTGGAGCGGTCCTCTTGGGTTACTCGCAAGACCAATAAATGGTATTTTCTGTTTCCATTCCTCCGGAACTTCTAAGCTACCTATTCTAACACGGGAGCGTATGAATCTGTACATCTTTTCAGTGAAGGTACTTGCTTCATCAAAAAGTGCAACGTGTATTTCCTGAGATAAGTAATTATCTAAGTCAGATTCATACTGAATGTGGGATAATATGATCTTAGAGCCGTTGTTCCATTGTATTTCACTCGAGCTATGATTGATCTTAACTATCTTATCCTCAACAAACTCCCGTAAAAGCATAGGGAATGAGTTATGACCATTTAAATGCGTACGAAGTAAGTCTTTGTATAAACGGCGAAAAAGGTAGATCTGAATACCTGGAATTCGCATGCACCAAATGATAGCTGTCGCTCTAAGAACGAAGCTTTTGCCACCGCCGGCAGCACCACCAAAGAATACCTCACGTGCTTCTGAATTCACAAACTCTAATTGCTTTGGATGAAGTACTAGGTCCATTAATCGACGGCCTCTGACTCAGCAGAGATAACAGGGAAAAATTCACCGTCAACTACATCTTGCGAACTACTCGAATCGTCTAGAGCCCCTGGCTCTTGAGACTTATCCGCAATCACTTCAGTAGAAGGAATAACTCGAAGCACGCCGTGATCGTGTTTTATACTTCCTTTAACTTCCATAGATTTGAGTTCGGGCTCTACGTACTTAGCAATAGATTTATGGCAATCCAGTTCTACGCGTTCGTCTTGAGTTGCATGCGCAAGTTTGGCCATAGCCATCACAGGGTGATAGTTAGGGTAACTTTTTTGCAACATAGACAGAAGTCGGTTATCTTTGGCTTTACTCATGGAAACATTGTACTATATGTATTAGCCAAAGTACATAGTGACGTTTAACTATTTCTTTCGTTCAACGTGTTCGTAACGTGTTAATAAGTTGCTGTGGATTATATAAAAATTTTGGAGAGATAATGTGCGTCGGCACTAAATGTGAGAAGAAAGTTTCAAATTGACAAAATACCACGGCCGCAGGCCAGGTGAGCATATATAGATCAGGGCCCCCTAACATTCGAATATTAGGGAAGCCATATAATAAGATAATTATTATATTCGTGACTTCAACTCCTTTATTAATTCTTGTCGAGCATCCTTACTTTCTAATACTAAGATTAGTGTTTCCATATCTACTAACATTGGCTCTTTATTAGTAACCTCTTCATTAGTAAGTTCGTATGTAAACGTGTTACCAATGATTGTTTTAAGTTCGCCGATTTGAATTTCATTCTGCATTACGATCTCCTTATATTAACGATTTAGAATTAATTGAATTCGTTCTTGCTGTTTTTCATTAGCCGCTTCAACAGCGTCATATAATACAGTGCCGATAAAGTAGTACATAGAAGCGGCGATTAATATAAGTGTAATTAGTTTTTTCATGATAACCTCTTTATTTAGTGTATGATATAATTATACCGTAAAATAAAGAGATATGTGATTTATTTACAAGAACCAGACGAATGGTATGTGCAGCCGTATTAGAATACGGCTGCACTAATTGCTAGATATACATGCAGCCAGCAAATAAGCCGGAATCGTGCTCTACGTCACCATCTCCAGTAGCTTTAAGCAGTATATAATGAACCATCTCATGACGCATTAGAATACGAGTGTAATGCTTTGACCAGTACTCATCAAATGTATATGGCGTCAGTAATAAGAACGACTGATACGGTGTTACTAATAAGCCGCCATTTGTATCAGTATAATTGGCTGCTCTATCCGAATGTACTACCGTTAGATCGTATGGATCGGCCGTCATACCTAAACAGCGCTCTACGCTAGCATAATCAGAATCAATCTCTTCGGCACTCAATACATCTGGTCCTTCATTTATATACGCTATACCACGATCAGTAACCAGATCAATTTCAGCGTCTGTAAATAAGGTTGGACCTGGCTCTGGAGCTGGAACCGGAATCTGGCAACCTGATAACCAAAGTAATAGTGTGGCGGTTATAAGTAATTTATTCATGTTATTCTCCTTTATTAATAGGTTAATTATACTGCTACCTATATATAAAGTACAACCTTAAATTCATGGTTCTGGACACACACGCCTCAGCCTCGAATCTGAGGCAATATTAGTTTATTATAATATACTCACATTCTAAATCAGACAAATATTAGCTTATTATAATATACTCACATATTAATTTGGAGTCGATAAGAAAAACTTATAATCACTATACGAAACTTTGATTGTACGAAGTTAAAATAAACCTGTAGAATTAACCCATCAAATAAATAATTATTTGATAAATTAAAACTAAATTAGGAGTTACAAATATGAGCACTTCAACTAAATCTAATAAAGCAATGACAACTTTAGAATTAACTAACATGATTTTAGAGTTACAAAAAGAAGTAAAGGAACTGAAGGAACGCCCAATAAGAGATAGAGGTCCAAAGAGCACAAAGGACATGACAGAGGAAGACGCTAAAATGATTATGATAGGCGACTTAAAGGATTCTTCTCATAAAGAATGTGCGACTAAATTAGGACTCTCTTATGGACAAGTTTATTCGGCTCGAAATGGATTTACTTTTAAGAAAGTCTATAAGGAAATGAAAGATTTAGAAAAAGCTTAAATAAGTAAATGAGGGAAGTCTAATATTAGACTTCCCTTTTTTATGCTCGGCTATATTAGCTTATTCGAATATACTCACATTCTAAAGCGCACATGTAAATAGACCCGCATGGCTCCGCGCCTGCAAGCCCGAAGGTGGACGTGTAAATAGACCCGCATGGCTACGTGCCTGCAAGCCCGAAGGTGGACTGAAATGAGCGTGACTGCAGGGACACAGCACGACATGTAAACACAGCGGCTCCCGCGCCTGCAGGCCCGAAGGTAGAACGCAAAAAGAAGCCGGATAAGGCATCCGGCTTAAAACGATCCAGTTAGGGACTGGATCAACAAGAGGAGCTCCCATATGAGGAGGAGCTCCGGAGCTTACTCGCTTAAACCTGCTTCATACTGCGACCAGGCATTCCATAAGAAATCGGCCATATGATCAAAGTCTTCAGAAACTTCTTCAGTTGTCTCAACAAGACAATGATAAGAGCCATCTTGTAATTCACCAAACCATGCGCCGTCGCCATCAAATACAATGAGCGCTTTAAAATACTGACCAGAATCATTTTGGTCTATTTGATCCATCTCTTTCTTATCCGTTACACGACGTTGCGTGTCTTTCCATTCTTCGTATGTCATACTCATAATAAGATACCTTTATAATTTTATACCGTAAGATTCAGTAGCGGTCCAATGTATCCATAAGTGACATGCTGCTTTGGCAAATGTTTCATGTACAGTTTCCTCATTGCTAATCATTACAACGAATCCGCCGTATCTATTAAAAAGATAAATGAGCCATCTTCAAACATAAACCCTGGAGATTGATCTTCGTTGTCACCTTGAAATACGTCCTCAACAACTCTAGACGTAGATTTCCAATTCTCATATTGTTCACACATAATCTTTACTCCTTTATTTATTTTATAAGTATATTATACACACAAACAAGCACGAAGTACAACTATTTATTTAGTGACCAAGATGGGTGAAATCGCCGCCTCAGCCCTGAATCAGACAGGCATGGGTAGCCCCAGAAGGGGACACGTGAGCATGTAACCATATGTAAATGATCCCATGGCTCCGCGCTAGCAGGCCCAAAGGTGGAGCGCAAAATAAAGCCCCTCTAGTAGGGGCTTTATTAAGTACTTAAGGAACTAAGATTAGCTCAGTAAGTCGTCCAGGTCTTCATCAGACTCAGTTTCATCAGCAGGCTCTTCAGCCGCATCTTCAGCCGCATCGACTTCTGATTTTGCATCAGCCTTTGCTTTGCCACGTGGCTTACGAGAACCTTTACGTGATTCAGCGAATGCCTTTGCTTCATCTTCAGTTGCAATACCAAGGTCAGACATGATCTTAGTGACGCCTTTAGAATCTTCCAGCTGATCAGTATAAACCTTAGCGGCATCAACCATGTCCTGCGTTGGCTTAAAGTCTTCAGTGACATATGCGAAATTAGAACCTTTACGAAGATCAGAAACTTTGCCGTTTGTTGTGCGGTACTTCGCAGCCAGCTCAGCGTCCTTCATGTCAGGGTTTGTACGCATTTCGTGTTTGATCGTTGCTACAACTGCCAGTGGCATACGGCCACGGATAATTTCAACAACAACTTTTTCAACTTTTTCTTCGGTTTTTGCAGTTTCGTTCTTAGCCATGATAGGGCTCCTTATTTAGTTTACGATTTAAAAATACTTAACAACATTGATACCACTATGATCGTAGAATATTTGAATACCCATATGATCACAGCAAATACCGTGAATAGACCGCCATTTAAAGCCGTCAGAAAAAACTTTTTTAACATATTAGCTTCATCCTCAACCTCCATTCTACTATAGTTTATATTAAATGTACAACTTTTTATTCATGGATCTTGAACTTATTTTTCCCGTTTTTCGGCCCGTTCATAAGCCCATTTGAATTGCTTTCTCGCGTTCTCTACTACGAACTCAGTTTGATTCTTAAGCCACTTAGGGCGAGTTTCCTTCATTACATTGGTCCTGAGACCAAAGAATGGTTCGAGCTTCGCTTTCGTCGGGAAAACCTTAAATCTAGTAGTGACATCAAAGTCATTAATCATTGTCGCTTCGAATGGGGATTTACCCATGACATACATGATAGCTAAACGAAACTCCCACTCAGGCCATGTATTCTCATCAAGAACAGGTAACCCTATTGCCATGGTCGCCCATACTATAGATTCACACATTGGAACTAATTCGTCGTCCTGCCAGCAGACGTCTTTGTAGTCCTTAATGTTCGTTAGCACAAAATCCAGGCTCATAGCTATTCTCCAAAATTAAATCTGCAGGTAATTCTGCGCAGAACGTTTCAGTGGAATGTTCATCAAACACAGGTATATCCATCTAATGAACTTCTTCAGTGACTATGTCATCTAAACTCATGACGAGATCCTCATTGCCGAGATGCCTTCGTACTCAGCACCTATAAGATTAATGAATTCTATAAATTTACTTAATTTCATTTCCGTAGGGTTTTCCCAATTATCAGTGACACGTATGCGGTCACCCATCATTGTACAAACTTGGTAGTGATGTCCTGGCGATTCGAACTCAGCCACGAGACATAGCCCGTTAGGTGGGATTTGTAAAATTTTGCCGTCTTTGATGACTGCTGATTGGCCTTCTTCAAACATGATCTTCGCTCCGTTTAATTATTGTATGAGTTAATTATAAACACGAAATGGCCAGAAGTACAACAGTTTAATCACAGCCCGTTATCGAATATTATTCTATTAATGGCGGGCGCGGGTGCGCGCGTAACTACCACATGTAAACACAATTGTACATATATAAATCGTTGGACCCAATATCGAGTCACAACGCCATAGCGGCGCGGCGGCCCCGACTGTAATCCCAGAAGGCAAGTCTTTAACGCCGCGGCACCCACGCCCACACGCACGTGTGTCAGAATCAATATGCCCAAAGGTGGAGCAACCTACCCAAAGGTAGAGCGGCGCGACGGCTCCATGAATAATTCTTCCGGATTTCAATTCTTCCGAATTCTTCCGTTAAGAGGTAGAATTCGGAAGAAAGGTGGCTAAAGGTGCCGAAGGTAGTATGCTTGAAGGTAGAGCAACATCAAACTATACATGAAATACGGCGGCTCCTCGGCACCAGAACTGACGAGCGCACACGATTCCGGCCTTCTGGACATGTTACCAAAGTAGTTATTACGCCAGAGCTTCCGTTCTACTACTATTTAAAAACTTTTAAAACTAGTATATACAGTGGTTATATGGTTATAGGTTATTATATTATATTTATTATACTTTATTATATAAGTAAGAAGAAGAAGAATAATGGTTAAAAATACGTTAAAAATTAATAACTTATGGTATCTTCCGTTTATTCTTCCGGCTACACAACTAATTTAAAAACGGAAGAAACCACTGATTTGTGCCGACGCACTACGTCACTTTACGCTTAGTTGACAATACGAGATCTTCCGTTTTAACTTCACGAGCTTCCAACGAGTTTAAAACGGAAGAACACCTTTAATAGTTGGAAGTTTCTTCTGAATTCTACCACTTGACGGAAGAATTAGGAAGCATCAGCTAAACCGCAAACAACTTTGGTACCGACGTGCCGCCCTGTACCATTCATTATTACCATATATCTAATACACAATATCAAGTACTCAGGAACTAGTCGTCTACTATATCGTATAACGGTGTATCGGCACTCTGAATTTCTTACCTTGACGAGTACTTAATGCCGTCACATTGAGTGCCGTGATGCCGACGTATAGTGTAACTAGTTTAAGCGTCTATAATACCAGATAATATGCACGTACGTAAGTACATCATATTACGCGTAGACTCCCGAAGATTTCACACAGATGTAAAGTAGTATACTTAATCTTGATTGGGTCCTGGAGGGAGTGTAATCGGAGTGCCGACACATATGGTAATTAAAGTCATGGACCAAGTGTACATAGAGATAAATACATTGTATTATATAAGGTATAGTCAAGTGGCGGAATTGGTAGACGCAGCCTCAGTCGACGATTAGGTGTAGAAGAAACGTAAGGACTACACGTTGTAGGTTCGAATCCTACCTTGACTACTATATGGTGATAAGTTGATCGGTAACCAGAAAGCCCGAGACCGCACCCTGACACCCTTCGGGTACACAGGCATAAAACTAGGAGCGGCGTAATGGATAACAGTAGGTTGGCTTATCACCTCCAAATTTAAAAATCGTTGTGAGGGCGATATGTCATACACAGAAAATAACTTCTTAGATGATTTAAAGACGGAATTGATAGAAGATAATCCAGAATATAAGATTCTTCTTGACTATATTGAAGGGCGTATTAAACAGGCTGTGCAACATACGCTTGATAATATTGAGTTTGCTACTAAAGAAGATATTCAAGAGATGATTGATAGACTATAAATAAATCGTTGTGAGGCGAATATGTACGACATAGAATATACAAGCATTCATGGTATTTGTTTTGATGAAGGTCAAAGCGGTAATTGTGGTCTTGAGTGTCGAGGATTACTATCTAACCAATGTGAAATTGAAGACGAGATGCTTGAATCATGCTCATTCAATGAGATATACGATACAGGTGAGTTTATTGATTACTTAATCGATAAGTTTATTGGCGAGTTTAGAATGCAGATTTTTATGCAACAAACGAAGATTGAGTTTGATATAAATAAACACCTTGAAAATATGAGAAATGGTGCCGTTGAACCTAAACGTATAGGATGATATAATGGATAGTTATGATATTAAGAAGTTAGAGAATATAGCGTATATTAATTCTCAAATAGCGTGTGCGCAAGCTACGATAGCAGGTATGCAGGCAACAAATACCGAAAGACTAGCTAATGGTTATACAGTAGCGTATGGCGAAGAAGAGTTTGAAAACGTTATTAATCGATTTGGGTTACATCATAATAGTGTTTTAACTACATTTAATAATGGGTTATAGTATGAGTAATGAGAAGATTTTAGCAAGAGCTAAAGCGTTATTGGCTATGAGTCAAGACGCGTCATCAGAACATGAGGCTATGATTGCAGCACGAAGACTACATTCGTTGCTAGCGAAACATAATATATCAGTTTTGGATCTTGACGACAATCAAGAAGAAGTTGGCGAATGTGAGTTTCATGTAAATGATTGGCCATGGAAAAGAACTATAGGTTATTGGGTAGCTAAGTTATATTTTTGCGAGTTGACGTACCAAAGAACTAAAAGAAATTACGCAAACTATTTTGTAACAGGTACTGAAGTAAATAGATTATTCGCAGAATCAATAATGAAGAACGTGTTCTTTACTATAGACTTGGCGTCTAAAGTTGAAAGCAGAAAACTGTATGGTAAAGTCGTATCTTCATTCGTAACATCATTCCGTAATGGTGCGTCTAATACTATAGCTTTGCGGTGTAATGAGTTAATAGATCAAGCCAAAGAAGGAACTTTGGTAGATGATGAAGGTAATACGTTACCAATATTGTCGTCTGTATACGATAAGTACGAAGCTGAAAATAGTGCGTATATGGAGAAGCTAGATATAAAGACTTCTAAATCATCGATTAGATCTTTGGACAGTAAAGGATATACAGCGGGTGCCGAAGCAGGTGAGAATGTGCAACTAAGTCGATCAGTACAAGATAAGTCAAGTCCTAAATTGTTGGAGTAATTATGCGTACAGTATATGATCCCAGAACCAATGAGTATGTTGTATCTAATAATCCTGCTTTGATTTTAGCAGATGAAATGTGTAAGACACATAAGAAATCAGTGCTAGACCCTGAATATTGGTTACTTATTTGCTATATGGCTAATTATATGGAGGATTACGTATGAGTAAAGCGTATATATGTTATGATTGTGGTCTTATCACAACTAAAATCTTTAGTAATGGTGATAATAAACATAGATGTGATAAATGCTCTTATACCAAGTATGTAACTGATAACCCATTGACACACGGTTTATTAATACGTAAAGATTCTGTAGTTGATTTTAATGTGAAAGCTTAGTAAATTAAATTCAAGGATCAAGTGTACATAGTTAAAATAAGGTGGTAATATAGTAACTGTTGGATGAGTGCAGCTAAGAGTATATAGTGACGCGTATACCTCCAACATGATCAAATGAAGTATAGCAGCAGTAGTGCGCACTATGGGAGATCTACACCCTTTATCTGATTTTGATCGGCACGGTCGAAGTGTAGGTAGTATCAGTACCTAAGCAAGTAGGACTTGAGAGGTTATGCGGAAGACGGTAATCAATCCGTTAACATACATACCATAACTGGTGGAGGTGCAAGCCCTCTTATATGGAGTGAGTGTACGTTAAATTTATTTTAACTTGTGTAGTAGCTAGTTCGTGCACTCACTCCTCCAATTAGATTATTTACCGAGAGGCATTACACGCTAATGGGAATTTATAGTAAGGGGCACCTGAATTAAAAAGAAGTTAGTATTTGTGACGATGGATCTGAAAATCCGCAGCCAAGGAAACATAAATAAGTAACTGTAAAGTAAGGGCACTGAAACACAGCGAAAATTTATAGTGTGAAACGAAGCAAATAGTGAAGTTGTAGTGTCGCGCGGTAAGTAATTTATAAGTAATTAATCGTTGTGAGGGCGATATAATGAATATTAAACACGATGTAAAAACAGTATCTGACCATGAAATAACTCTAAGCGGTGAAGATATAATTGAGTTAATCAATCTATATATCCATGTAGAACTAAAAGGTGCTAAAGTGCCTAGCGATGCCACTGTAAAGTTCTCAGTTCCAGGTGGTGGAGACTATTCTAACCAAAGAGTAGATATAGATAAGGATAACAATGTAATCGTATCTTGGTCAGATATGTCATGACTTGCTCAGAAATATGTATGTTAGAAATGTTCCTAAATCATAGAGCCAACGACTCTAAGTATTTAGTATGGATATCACCTAATGATGTGTATATGAAAGCTGTATGTATAGGCAAAAGAGACGATGAAGAGTCTGTTATATTTGAAGACGGCACATACGCGTATTTGCATAATACATCAATAGACGCATTTGCAATTGTTAAGAGGTTAGGAACGTGAGTAATCCACAAATTCTTGTTGACGATATTAATTTACTCACCATTGGTACGTGCGTTAAATGTAATAATGGTTATGACTAGGTATACGTAGGCAATAGAACTACAACTACTAAATCTATATCTCATCATTTCAGTAGATTCGATCGTATACTAATTGATGGTCCTTGGACATATAGAGCTACTAATCATGAGACATTAGATGTAAAGTTTCCAGGAATTTTAGACTTACGATATAGGCAATTATATGAGTAAATACCAAGAGATGCTAGACGCTTTGGAAGAGTACAAGTGTGAAGAGTGTAATGGCACAGGTGAGTGTGATAACGCAGAACCTTACGGTATGATGTGTGATACATGGGTATGCACCAAATGTAATGGTACAGGGTTGAATAGTAATATTGGCAATTTTCGTATTGGAGTAGTTGATAAATGATAAATCTTGATGATGTCAAAAAACAAGCTCAATGGGAAATTGACATTGAGCGGTTTGAAGAAGCAGTAAAGAAAGAGAAGGCAAAGATTAAATCTAAAAAGCTTAGATTTCCTTGGCGTCTTCGTTTTATTAACCTTAATAAAGTGAGTAAGTAATATGGCTAGTGAATTTGATCTTGAAAAGGCTAAGAAAGAAGCCCAAAAAGAAATTAACGACGAAATGATTTCAAAGGCTAAAGTTAAGTTAAAAGCTAAAATGCTTGAGCTTAATGACGCCGAACAATTGGTTGTTAATGTAAAGCGTGAACTTGAGGAATTAGAACACGAAATAGCTAATGGACTATCGTAAGTTAAGAAACCTATTGCATCCGTTCATTGAAATTCAATGGGCTGGGATGCGCTCGACCGTAGACCATATGTCAAGGCAAGGTTGGGAGTTTGAGATGATTCGACATGAAGAATTTCAAGACTGTCAATTGGTATTTAGAAATATAAACCATGATGCCGTAGGATATTGTCGTAAAGTTGATCAGTATAGGATTATGGACATGCATATGTCTTCGTACGATAGACCCAATCCTAGTCTTATGGTTGGCGGTCCTGCTAATATATCGTTTGACGCTACAATGCACAAACGTATTGAAACACAATTACCTATGGATTACTCTATACATAAGATGTCGGTAGGAATAATGAGACCTGATGGTGAAGTATACATAATAGAATCACATAAAGACGATGCGCCTGAAGAACTTATTATAATGCCTGAAGATATACCAGATTTAATGGCTAAAATTCGTAAAGTTCAAGAGCCTAGAGCTAGAGAAATATTAGCTAACCAACGTAAACGGCAAGAATTGTCAGAGCTTAATACCAAGGCAACTATATTATCATTTAATAAGGTATCGTAATATGATTGCTGTAATTTGTAATAAGCGTAGACACTTTAAAGAGTTTATATATTGGGTAGCAGTAAAAGATACAGAAAAGTTTAGATGCGTTACACGCCCTGATCAATTACACGGTATAAGTATATCAGATTATATATCTATTGGCGATTACTATAATAATCCACACATTGATGAAATAGAACGCTTAATAAAAACTAGGATACGACCATGAATAATTTCGCAGAATTCTTTGCTGAGTATATGAGTATAAATCCTAATGCCGAAGGAGATCGTATCATATACCAAATTAATAATCGCACATTGACTGTAAATGATTTTAAAGAGCTTCTTACTATGTATGACTGTGAACACTGCAAACATGTAAGAAAAGAACAATCTGATTACCCATGTAATAAATGCAATAGTTACGATATGTTTGAGGTACGTATAAAATGATACTAGATATAGTGACAAATAAAAAGGAATTATCAAAAGTTTGTATGCAGGCTATAGACGTAGACACAGCAAAAATAGTTGGCGATGATTTATTAGACACAGCAAATAGCATATATGATAGTTGTGCAGGTTTAGCAGCACCACAAATAGGGCATAGTTCAAGGATTGTAGTTGTCAAATTAGATGATGGGTTTGAATTAATGATAAACCCTCAATACATAACAAAATCCGGTAAGCGACAGAATGGAAAAGAAGGTTGCCTATCTAGACCATCGACTATTGAAAATAATGTCAGTGTTAAGCGATATTACAGAATAAAAATCAAATACGTAGATAAAGATTTTAAGATAGTCGTTAAGAAGTTTAAAGGTTTTCAAGCTAGAGTCATTCAACATGAGATAGACCATTTAAATGGTATATTAATATAGGACCGTGAATTTTCTTATTTACATTGAGATAATTACATAGTAATATAAGTCTATATAATATCGTTGTGAGGGCGAATTAATGGAATCAATTTGGAAGTATCCGCTAGACATACAAGACAATATATCTATTATGGTACCTGAAGGCGCCAAGTCTTTATGTATAAAGACTCAAAATAACATACCTTGTTTGTGGATGATAGTGAATACTTCATCTGCTAAGCTAGAAGAGTTAAAGCTTAAAATTTATGGAACTGGTCACAACCACGATTTTATTTTAGGTGAATACATAGACACATTCTTGATTAATAATGATAGTCTTGTGTTCCACGTATTTGAAGTACAGTCATAAGTAACTACGAAATATACACATAAAGGTCGTTAGATAAGCGAAAGCAAATGAACATTCGCTGATACATGTAAGGACAACCAATGAATAAAACAGAGCTTAACGTATTAAATAAACGGCTTGCTGAGTTGCTTGGGTATAGAATAGCAACCACTTTTGATTTTAAACCAAAAGCTGGTGATGTGTATGTCGCTGGAAGATGCACACCTGATTATATTGGTACTGTTTATAGGTCAGCATCACAACCGGGATACTTTTATAATTTCACCCCCACAACCGACATGGCTCAGGCGATGGAGTTGGGTATTGAGCATAAGTTGCAAATTGATTTTGAAGACAACATGGTTTTAATTTTAGTCAACAATGAATGGGAAGCTGTTGAAGGGAGCACCCCTATGGAAGCCATCGTTCGTGCAGTAATTAAAATGTTGGAGAGTGAGCGATCATGACTAAATTACACGAGGTTTATGATGAATCTGGGCACTGTATTGGTGATGAGTTTATTGATTTATCTGGATTACAACATGATACAAAAAAGCCATAGTTCAATTAATTTATCTGGATGAGTTAGTCGATACTTACAACGAGAGATTAAGCAAGCAAGGGGAGGCCAGCCATGACTGATGAATTGAAGGCGTGTGAAAGAAACAATATTCTTGATGAAGTCATACCAAAAATTAGAGCGCTTATGGGTGGTCAAATAGTTGTCGCTGGCTTGGTTAATTTCGAGACGATACAAAAAGCTATTAAGGATTTAAAAGACACCCGCCCATCCAGTACATCTAAAGGGGGTGATTTGTGAGTGAAACAAGAACTAATGTTCCGCAGTTGCTGTGCCGCAGATATGACGTCGAAACTGATTCTTGGGTACGCAAAGGAGGAAAAAACCTAATACCTAATATGGAAATGGCTGTTGCCCAAGGCAGTGGGGATCGGGTGTGGTTGCTAGATATTTGGCATTTATTAACCAACCAGTACATCTAAAGGGGGTGATTTGTGAGTGAATTTGTAAGATGTGATTTTGAACAAAAGGCATTCAGTGTGTTGGTGAAAAAGGCCATGACGGCAAACATAAACGACCTCATTCACATAAATGCCATTTTCCTACATGCAATAAAGAAGTGCCACCGAAACTATGGGGCTGTAAGGAGCAC